TGACAGCCTGCGGCAGGCTGGCTCGAGGACGCAGCTCCCCCAGCCACCGCGCCGACGCGCCCGTCAGCCGCAGGCTGTCAGGCTCGACGGCGCGGCTGCCTCGTCAAGTATTGACGAGCGTGCACTAAGTATCGCTCAAGTAATACTCTGCGCGCTGACAGTAAAAAAATTTTCCTTGACAAGTTGCTGCGTTAACTTTTTGTGGATAACTAAATAAAAAAAACTTGCATTGGGGGGTGGCACCCCCCTTGACAACAGGAAACAAAAGGCACCGTAGGGGCCGGTGCCACAAACCCACATACCCCCTAAAAACTGGAGCAAAACGGGGGTGGGGTATATTTTTCCTAGGAAAAACATGCCTATCCGCCGAAGGGGGTATACCCCCAATTGACTGTGAGGGCGGGGTGGGGGTATGTCGGCGGCGGACGGCGCCTTTGCGTCTAGGGGGCGGGGATTCTCATGGTCCATCTCCGGGTGGGCTGGATGCGTATCGTAACAGGCGCACTGCCCTGCCCCCTTTACACCCACGCACAGGCCGGCTACAGGAATGGCCATGAACACGACAGCGCCTCGACCGACGACCTGAGGGCGTAGCCACTGGCTACGCTCGGATCTGGGTGTAGCTCAAGTGGTAGAGCGCCTGCCTTGGGAGCAGGAGGTTGTAGGTTCAAGTCCTGTCACCCAGACCAGTTTGAAATCGAAGTAGAAGAGAAGATAGACCGTGGGTGCGCGTGGGAGTACAGCGCACATCTGGCCCGGAACCCGAAACGGCTGACGATTGCCTGAGATGGCATGAAACGCGAAAGCGTCCCGTGGAGTCCTCCGATCCGGGGAATAACTGAGGACCTGAGGCCCACATACCCACGATCTATCTTCTTTTATGGAAGCTATCACCCAGACCAACATATCGAGGGTAGTTATGGGCGACGATGTCGAAGCGATGAAGTCCAACCGCAAGCTGCAGTCGGCCATGAAGAAGCGCCGGCTTGAGGCTGAGCACAATGAGCGGATGGAGAAGCTGTACGCTTATTACGCCGGCACCGAGGTTCCCCTCAGTCGCGTGGCGCAGCGCCTCGGCGTGGGCGAGATGGTTGCGATGAAGAAGCTGTCAGACTATGGGCGTCGTGTTTCGCCGGATTAGCTTATTTTCTTGTAGCAGAGCATCTCACTTTAAGGTAGTGTTCTTCCTCTCGGCGAGGAAGTATTATGCCCACGCACAAAACGTACCCATGCCTAAACTGCGGAGTCACAGTTACTCGGGTGAACACGATGGGCAAGTATTGTTCGAACAAGTGCCAGCATGCGCACACCAGAGCGCAGAAAGTCACTTGCGGAACAGCAAGCCATGCCTCCGTCAGGCGGTACCTTTTGGACACTCGCGGGAGGCAATGTCAAGAGTGCGGCATTGAAGGATGGAACGGCAAGGCGCTGACATTCGAGCTTGAGCACATTGACGGGAACGGGGACAATAACAACCTTATCAACCTATTGATACTATGCCCGAACTGCCACTCGCAGACGGATACGTACAAAATCCGCAATAGGGGTAACGGCCGTCACCAGAGAAGGGTGCGGTACGCCGAGAAAAAGAGTTTTTAGGCTTCAGAAGCATTGCTGGCGATGCGCCGGATTTGTAACCCGGAGACAGGGGGTTCGATTCCCTCCTGAAGCACCACTCGATCCCCACATCCGGCACCATTCTCTTCTGTCACTTCCCAAGAGGCGGCTGATCCATTACATATTGGGCCGTTACGCGAAGAGACGAGAGCTATGCCCAAAAAACCACCAGCCGAGCCGAGACTCTCGAAGAGCCCGTTGGCGCGCATGCGCCCTGACGGCGGGGTTATTCCGCTCCCTACGCCTGCGCACGAATACGACGACGTGACGGCCGCGATGGTCGAGCGCCTGCGCGCTGGTGGCCTGCGCAAGGATCAGGTGGCCAAGCTGGTCGGGGTGAGCCTGCCCACGGTCGAGAAGTATTACGGCGAAGAGATGCAGGCCGGCACGTCGTCCCTGATGACGAAAATCGCCTCGAACATGGCCGTCATCGCGCAGGATCCGGGGCACAAGCAGTCTGTCGTGGCCGGCAAGTTCATGCTGAGCCGGCTGATGCCCGAGGTGTTCAGCGAGAAGCAGCAGATCCAGTTTCTGGGCAAGGACGGTCGGCCGATTGACCCTCAGCAGACGACCACGCTCGACCCTTACCAGTTGACCGACGAGCAGCGTTACGCGCTGCGCGAGGCGGTGTCCGGCGTGCTGCGCGAGGCCATCGACGAGGCCAGCGGCTATCGGCAGTCTCAGGTTCCGGAGGCTGACTACACGATGATTTCGGACGGGACCGACGAGGCGGAAGTCGAAGAGATCGACGACGAATGAGCCGGTTGATCGACATTGGGGGTGGGGTTCTGATCGACCCGAGCGAGCAGCTTCGGCTTCTCGAGCGGTACGATTACGAGAACAGCCTCTATGACTTTCTGGTCGGCGCGTGGCAGCACATTGACGCCTCGCCGTGGAAGGACGGCTGGCCGATTGAGGCTGTGGCCGAGCACCTGCAGGCCGTGGTCGATGGCGACATCAAGCGGCTGGTGATCAACATCCCTCCGCGTATGGGCAAGTCATCGATCACGTCTGTGGCCTTCCCGGCTTGGACGTGGGCGCAGACGGAACGGTCGGCCACCTCGGGGCCTCAAGTCCAGTTCCTCTGCGCCTCATACGGTTCGTCTCTGGCGATGCGCGACTCCGTGAAGTGCCGCCGACTGATCGAGAGCCCGTGGTACCAGCGGTATTGGGGCGACCGCTTCAAGCTGACGTCCGACCAGAACACCAAGGGGCGCTTCCTGAACGATCAGCGCGGCGAGCGCCTGATCACCTCGGTCGATGCGAAGATCACCGGCGAGGGCGGCTCGATCATCATTGTGGACGACCCGAACGCGGCGAATGAGGCCTTCTCGGAGGCCAACATCCAGTCCACGATTGACTGGTGGGACGGGACGATGAGCACCCGCCTCAACGACCAGAAGACCGGCGCGATGATCGTGATCCAGCAGAGGCTGGCCGAGAACGACTTGACCGGCCACATCCTCGACAACGACACCGAGGGCGAGTGGACCCACCTTGTGCTGCCGATGCGGTACGAGTGGGAGCGCCACTGCTCGACGGTCATCGGTTGGGAAGACCCCCGCGGCTGCGACGACGACGGAGAGCCGCTGGTCAAGATCGGTGAGACAGGGGTCCGTGAGCCTGTCTCGCACAAGGCCGAGGTGGCTCTGAAGGAGCGGCAGGGCGAACTGCTGTGGGATGAGCGGTTCGGCGAGAAGGAAGTGGCCCGTCTGGAGCGCGTGCTGGGGCCGTATGGCGCCGCCGGCCAGTTGCAGCAGCGCCCCGACCCGCCGGGCGGCGGCGTGATCAAGCAGGAGTGGTGGAACCTGTGGGAGCACAAGGCCTATCCGGGGATGGATTTCATCTTGGCATCCCTCGATACCGCCTACACCACCGTCAATTCCAATGACTTCTCGGCCTTGACCGTCTGGGGTGTGTTCACCGAAGACTTCAAGGCGCAGGAGATCCGGTCCTTTATGAAGGGATCGGGGGCCAGACAGGTCGAGCGCACCTACGTTGAGGGCTCGCCGAAGCTGATGCTGATGCACGCGTGGCAGGAGCGGCTCGAGTTTCACCAACTGATCGAGAAGGTGGCCGACACCTGCCGGCGTTTGCGTGTAGATAAGCTGCTGATTGAAAATAAGGCCGCGGGTATTTCTGTGTCGCAGGAAATGCGGCGACTGTATAGCAGCGCAAGCTGGGCTGTTCAGTTGTCCGATCCGAAGAGTATGGACAAGCTATCGCGCCTCATTTCTATTCAGCATCTTTTTGCAGAGGGTTTGATCTTTGCGCCTGACTATTCGTGGGCGCAGGAAGTCATCAATCAGGTCGCGATGTTCCCGAAGGGGAAGCACGACGACTTGGTCGATACTGTGAGCATGTCGATCCGACACTTGCGCGATCTGGGGCTTCTGACCCGCACCGCGGAACGAATGGAGGAACTTGAGTCGCTGAAGGTGTACCCCGGCAAGGGGCCGGTGCCGCTATATCCGGCGTGATGGAGGGCGTTATGAACGAGTATGAGAGTGGGATCTTTGCCTTCGAGAAGGTGGTTTCCGGCGTTTTGGGGAAGACGAATGCGTCCCTTGAGGAGGCGGGCGTCGAATTTCGGATTGAGCGGTCCGACCAGATGGATGCGCGCCTTGCGGCCGACCGCGAGGCTGTCCGCGAGGCGGTTGGCGGGGCAATTTTCACCGCACGACTGAACGCGCAGCGCACCGAAGACCTGCGCCGGCGGTTGCTCGAAGAAATCGGCCGCGTTGACCATATTGCGGGGCTCGTCACCGAACAAAGTGCAAGAATGAGTCGCCTCTGGACCGAATTTGCTGCTATACCGGTCGCATTTCTTGAGATGGTCGGCGAAAAAGAAGAGGAAAAGGGCGTTGATGGACCCGAATAATCGCATCCTGTGTCATGCGACGGTTGACAGTGTGTCTGATTGCACTTGGGAGGTGACCGTCTGGGGCGAAAGTCCATTTGACGTCACCAGAATCTATACTCTGACGGCGAAAGATGATAATTCAGCCGCGTTCGAGGGCATCGAACGCTTCACCGCGGAGATGGAAGACGTCCGCGCAGGCAAATCGAAGGATTGAACATGGATAACGGCCTCGGTGCTCCCCTGATGAACATGCGAATGCCGGGGCCGGATCAGGAAGACCCCGATCTGGACTCGATTGTTATCTCCGACGCCGATCCCGAGCCCGACACCCACAAGGAAGACGACAAGGGCAACGTCATCGAGATCGAGCACGCCGATGGATCGGTGACAATCTCGCTCGATGACTCGCCTTTGATCTCGGGCGAGGGCGGTGCCGGCGACGATGGCGGCTGGTTCGACAATCTGGTGGACAAGATCGACCCGATGGAGCTCTCGGCCATCTCCGAGACCCTGATCCGCGGCATCGAAGAGGACATCGAGAGCCGCAAGGACTGGATCGAGGACCGCACGCAGGGCCTGAAGCTGCTTGGCCTCAAGGTCGAGCTGCCGGGCGTCTCTGGCGCCTCCGACGGCGCCCCTGTCGAGGGTATGTCACGCGTCCGCCACCCGCTTCTGCTCGAGGCCGTGCTGCGCTTTCAGGCCAACGCGCGCTCCGAGATGCTTCCGACCGACGGTCCGGTGAAGATCCGCGTCGATCAGGTGTCCGACACCCTACAGACCGACCAGTTGGCCAACGCTCTCGAGCGCGACTTCAACCATTACCTGACCTCCACGGCCACCGAGTATTATCCCGACACCGACCGCATGCTGCTGATGCTGGGCTTCGGCGGCACGTCCTTCAAGAAGGTCTACTACTGCCCGCTGCGCAACCGGCCGGTGTCCGAGACCGTCGATGCCGACGACCTGATCGTCAACAACGACGCGACCGACCTCGACAACGCTAAGCGCATCACGCACCGGCTGATCATGCGGCCGTCCGTTGTGCGCCGCATGCAGATCCTCGGCGTCTACCGCGACGTGTCGCTGGGCGAGGCCAAGCCGCGCAACCTCGACTCGTTCCAGCGCGAGGAGAAGGAGCAGCAGGGGCTGGCGCCTGAGGCATCGAACCCCGAGGACCGCGACCGCGAGATCTACGAGTGCTACTGCGAGCTCGACCTCAAGGGGTTCGAGCACAAGTACAAGGGCAAAGTCTCCGGCCTCGAAGTGCCCTACTGTGTTACTATTGACGTTTCGTCGCGCGAGATCCTTTCGATTGTACGCAACTACGATCAAGAGGATCCCGACAATCTGCCCGAAGCACGCAAAGTATTCGTCAAGTATACTTTCGTGCCGGGCATCGGGTTCTACGACATTGGCCTGCTCCACATCTTGGGGAACACGACAAACGCTATCACGGCTGCTTGGCGTGAGCTGCTGGACGCGGGGATGTACTCGAACTTCCCCGGCTTCCTCATGGCCGACACGGGGGCGAGGCAGAACACGAACATCTTCCGCGTTCCTCCGGGGGGTGGCGCGTTGGTGAAGACAGGCGGCCTGCCGATCAAGGACGCCATCATGCCGCTGCCGTACCAGCCGCCCAACGTCGCGATGATGCAGTTGGTGCAGGACATGGCCCAGACCGGCATGCGGATTGGTGGCACGTCGGAGCTTCAGGTCGGCGAAGGCCGGGCTGACGCGCCAGTGGGGACAACGCTGGCCTTGATCGAGCAGGCCACCAAGGTTCTGGACTCGGTGCACAAGCGCATGCACGCGGCTCAGGCGCAGGAGTTTCAGGCCCTGAAGCAGCGGTTCCGCGAGTACCCGAACAGCTTCTGGGAGCGCAACAACCGGCCAAATCAGGACTGGGATCAGCAGACCTTCCTGCAGGCGCTGGAGAACTGCGATCTCGTCCCGCAGGCCGACCCGAACACCGCTTCGCACGGCCAGCGGGTGATGAAGATCATGGCCCTGAAGCAGCTCCAGCAGCAAAACCCGTCGATGTACGACCCGATTGCGGTCGATACCGCGGCGCTGCAGGCAATCGGCTGGAGCAACCCCGAGCAGTTCCTCGTGCCGCCGAACGCGCAGGCCGCGCCGCCGCCCGAGTTGATCCAAGCTCAGGCCAAGATGAAGAACGACGAGACGGACGCTCAGGCGCGGATGATGGAGGCGCAGGCCAAAGTCGCCGAGACGCAGGCCAAGATCCAGCAGGGCGCCTTCGCGCCGAAGCCGCAGGGCGGGCTGGGTGGCCCGGCTCAGCCGCAGGAACCGACGCCGATGCAGCTTGCGGAACTCAAGATCAAGCAGATGGATGCTGCGACCCGCGCTGAGGCCGTCGGGATCAAGCACCACGACACGATGGTCGAGGACCAGAACCGCGATCTGGACCGCCAGAGCCGCGAGCGTGTCGAGCTGATGCAGTTGGCCAAGGAAGTCTTGACCCACCCTGAAGGCGTTGCAGGCGCCGAGCGTGGCGTCAGCAAGCTCAAGAAGGACGTCAGCGAATGAAGCTCGACCCCAAAGCCATCTCCCGCGCGCTGAACATTGCGAAGCGGATCGGGGAGAACATCGACCCCGGCTTTGGGGGCGTCAATTTTCCCAAGGTGGGAACTGGCGTGCCTCTGGTGCGCAAGTCCGGTGGGCGCACGGGGTACTCCGACGGCGGCTCACAGGGCGACCCGCGGCTGGGCCAGCAGCATGCCGAACCTGAGCCGGATTACTCCGCTCCCGACAGCTACATGAACATGTACAGCAAGGCGGCCGACGTTGCCTCCAAGCTGCCGATGAAGCAGGCCTCGCCCGAGCAGTGGAAGGCCACGCTCCTGAACAAGGGCGTGAAGCCGGCTGAGCTCAAATGGTCCGAGTTCGACAGGCGGCTCGGAGACAAGCCGACGGTGAGCCGCGAAGAAGTCGCGCGCCACTTCGACATCTATCAGCCCGACATCCACAAGACCGAACTGCGCGGGCCTGACACGAAATACAGTGCACACACCTTGCCGGGGGGTAAGGAATACCGAGAGGTTTTGCTCCACGAAGCCAATCCGGACGAAACGCGCCATCTGTCTTCGCATTGGACGCAGGTCGGCGGAAATTATAATCCTTGGGATGACACGGATGAACCCGAAGATATTCCCGACGTCTACGTTCACGCCCGCCTGAAGGATCGCGAAACACCCGACCGAAAGAAGGTTCTGCATGCCGAGGAGCTGCAGAGCGACTGGGGGCAGGAGGGGCGCAAGAAAAGCGACGGGACCGGCGGCTTCCGCGACCCGGATTGGAGAAAGGTGCGGCAGGATACCGAGGCGCAGGACCGCTTCAAGGATTACATCCGCGACCTGTCGCAGCGCACGGGCATGCACATCGAGCCCGAGCGCCCTTATCCCGATATTTACGATGCTGCCAGAAAGACGGGGGAGCTGGAACAGGTCTTCGAGCATGGCCGTAACGTGAAGGCGGAAAGAGAAGCCAACCTCCGCCGCCTGAACGTGCCTGTTGAAGGCCCTTATGTCGGCAGCACCAACGACTGGGTCGATCTCGGCCTGAAGCACCTGCTCTCGCACGCCGCGGCGAATGGCCATGAGCATCTGGCGTGGACGCCGGGTGACATGCAGGCGACCCATTACCGTGAAGACAACGAGACCAAGCAGGCTGCCCGCGTCAAGGGCATGCAGAAGTTCTACAACGAGATCGTGCCGAACCGCTTGCTGAAGCTGGCGCGGATGCACGATCCCGAAGCGCGTCTGGGAACCGTTCAGACCAAGGAACCGGAACGCGCTTCCAGCGACCCTCGCGGCTCCTACACCCTTCCCTCGCTCGAGATCACGCCGCGGATGCGCGAGAGCATTCTCAAGCACGGCTTTTCGGCCTACGCCAGCGGTGGCTCGGTCGAGGGATATGAGGATGGCGGCACGCCTGAACCTCACCCGCTGACCAACCCGGTCTATCACGGCACCAAGGGCGAATCGGTTTCGTCCCCGATGGCCAGCGGGTTCAATATGGAGATGTTTGACGCCCAGCATCCCTCACTGGATTACAATGCCGAGAACGTGACGGCTCTCGCGCTTGGGCCGCACGTTGCGCGTGACCCCAACATTTCCGGCGACTACCGCTTCACCACGGGGGAGGAGCACAAAGAAGGCGGGCGCAAGCCGCTGTACGCCCAAGGTAAGGTGATGATGCTCAACACCTTCCCCGATGAGAAGTTCTTCCCCGTCAAGCAGAAGCTCAATGACGACGGATCGCCTATTCGCTTCAGAGAAGACAATGACGACAATGCCGTTTACAACACCGTTTATGCGGACGTGTTCCGACACAACCCAAAACTTGCCCACGAAGTTTTGACAGGTCACGGGTACGACCCAGAGACGGCCAGCGAATATGTGAAGGGCTTCCAGTCCGGCAAACCCTTTGCCGACCCCTACATGGGTTCTTCCCGGTTTCCGTATCGGGATATTGAGCACTTCCTCTCAAGCCACAGGACGTTGAAGCCGGGTGAGCGCAATATCAAGAAGGTGGTGAAGGATTTTCGCAAGCGCATGCGGGATCGGGGATACGTTGGCCTCAGCTACATCAACACCGACGATGACGAAACCGCGAACGCCGAAGACAGGAAGTGCTACATCGTGTTCCCTCAGCGTGACAAGCAGACCGGCTGGTACCCCCTGCGGATGAAGCACGCTGCCTATGATCCGCAGGAAAAGGCTAGTTCGGTTTTGACCCGCGCTGACGGCGGCGAGACCGACGCGCCTATGGCCATGTCTGCTGCTCGCGAAAATGTACCCGGCATCACTGTTTCTCCGCGCCCCGGCAAGATGGGTGGCTACCCCGTCCGTGAAGGCACAATGGATGAGCATGAGCCTTGGACATACGCAGCAGAGCCGGGCGAGCACATGCCTTCGCCCCCTCCAATTCAGGAGCCGGTGTACAATTCTCCGCGCCTTGATCGCCTGCACAGGCTGACGGCGCCAATTTTCAAAAGCAAGGGCTTCAACGACCTCGTTTATGATCTGACCGGCCTTCGCAACCTGAAGGTCAGCCCGATTCATGGGACGTGGAAGGGCGAGGCCGAGCCTTCTTTTCATATCAGTCACCCCGACCTGACTGCCGAGCATGTCAGCAAGCTTGCGCCGTTGCTGGGGTTTGGTTTCCAGCAGGATGCGGTGGTCCACCATCACCACAACGCGGACCAGCAGGGTGACGGCATCCCGGCATATTATATCGGGAAGGGGTCAAAGCTTTCCCCTAAGGATTTGCAGAGGATCACGGAAGCCGCCCAGAAGGAGGGGCTTGATTACTCGCAAACTTCTGATGGCAGGGGTGTAAAGTTTTTGCATTTCGGTGATGATGGCGAAGACCTTGACAGGTTCGACAGATCTGTCGATAACATCGCCAACGCATCGGGCTTGCCGCACAGGCATATCGTTAAGACTTCAGGAGACCTTCAAAATGCGCAGGACTATCTCCCCGCAATCTTTGGCTCGGTGGGAGGAGCGGGCGAAGGCGAGGGGATGGACTCACGCCCCGCACGATCACCCCATCTATTCGGAAGGATCGTCGATCACGTTCTTGCACCATACGCCAAAGCCGTCGCATCGGAAGGGTACCGGATCTCACCCGAAAGGCTAGCGGAGACATACGGGCTGACTCCGGAGGAGACGGAGAAGGTCCGCACGGCCATGCTGCCGAAAGGATCGGCTGATCGAACCACCGTTCCCCTGATGAACGGTGAGGAGCCGCTCGATGTCCGCCCGACCGGGGCGAACGGCAAAGCCAACGTCGGCGACGTTCTTTTCGCACTGCAAAATCGTGCCGCGCGTCACGGCACGATCAACCCCGGCGACCACAGCCCTCAGGCGATGGATAGAATCGCTTCGGACGTGGCCAAAGAGGTGAAGTATCATACCGATACGGCCGGAAAGTCGGCCATCGGTTGGTACGACAGCGCCCTCAAAAAAGCGATGTCGCAGTACGAGGATCATTTTCCAGAGCTGAAGAACAACAAGGACGCGCAAGCTGCCTTCAAGGCGATCCTTGGGATCACCTCGCAGGGGCAGGATGTCTTCCAGAACTCGGGCCATACCATTCGCGCATATGACTTGCTGCGCAAGGGGGTCCCAATCCCTGATGTCGTCAAAAAGCTTCGCGGCACCTTTGGAGACAAGACCCGAGCGATTGAGACCAACCTCATGAAGCTGCACGACCTGTCCCAGAAGGCGGGCGGCTACGACGCGTTGAGCAATGTCCTCAACAAAAAGATGAGCGTCTCAGACTGGAACAAGTACCTGAAAAACAACCCAAGCCTCCATTTCGATGGAGAGCCGTTGGGGATGAAGGGGGGTAGCAATCAGAAAGTCACCGGCTGGACGGTTTTTGGCCCGAAGATCGGTTCGTTCATCAACAACCTGAATGGCGACTATTCCACCCTGACGGCCGACCTTTGGTTCAGCCGCACTTGGAACCGCCTGCTGGGCCACAACTTTATTCACACCCCAGAAGTCGAGGCCAAGCAGTATCGCGACTTCCGCGATGCCCTCGTCGCCGAGCATGCCCATCACAATCCAGACGAGGCATTGCCTGAGGCATCGCCATACAAGACCTCTGCGGGCAAGGTGAAGATGGACACCAGCGGCCGCCCGCAACCTTGGCTGCACGGCAATGACGTGGGGTCTTTGGGCCGTGACGAGATGGACAGCCTTGTCAATGATCCGGAGAAGATGCTGAGCTTGGCGCAGCAGGCCAACGACCTGTACCGGAAGGGCGGGTACAAGGGCAAAAGCGACCTTCGGCGTCGAGCCAAGAACTGGATCGAGAATCGCGAAAACCCCGTTGCTGCGCCGCGCGGCGACCTTGAGCGAGATTTTCAGCAGAACACCATCGAAAAGGCCCAGAAAAAGCTCAAGAAGCAAGGCCTAGACATCAGTGTCGCGGACATTCAGGCCGCGCTGTGGTTTCATGAAAAAGACCTCTTCAACAAGCTCGGGGTTGCATCCGAGAAGGCGAAGCCTGCGGATTACTCTGACGCCGCCGCCAAGATGCTCGCGCAGTACGCCGCCAATAGACCGGCTCCTCGCCCCAAGAAGTACATCGGGGGAGGATTGACAAGCCGAGCGCCGCTTCATGTGCCAAAGGATGCCGTCGAAAGAGCACTTCTTATTGCGCGAAAGATGAGGTATAGCTGACGCGTTGTGCCTCTTCTTCCAGTTTTCAACTATACCGCACTTGCCCACTACGCGGTGACTACACGGAGACAGTAATGTCCGAACACCTGAAGCAAGCCCGCAAGTCCATGAAGGACAAGATCTCGCGCTACATGGAAAAGGGCGAGGGCGCGGTTGACGCTTCGGGGTACGTCGTCCCCGACTTCCTGAACGTGGGCGTGAAGACCGGCGCTCGGCCGCTGACCCGCAAGCTGTACAAGCGCGGAGGCTCGGTCAAGGCTACGGGCACCGAAGCCGAAGGCAAGAAGGCCAAGCACCACGCTGGCCGCAAGGCGCGCAAGAGCGGTGGCGCCAGTGTAGTCAAGGACTACATCAACCGCGACCAGCGCGAAGCCAACGAAGATCGCGAGGGCGTCAAGCACCTCGGCGCCTACAAGCGCGGCGGGCGTACCAAGAAGGCTGACGGCGGCCTGATGGGGCCGGGCCTGTATGGCATGCAAAGCCAGCCCACTTCGAGCCGCATGAGCAAGGCCGCCGGCCTGAAGCGCGGCGGCCGCGCTGCCGGCGGCGAAGCTTACGACGATTCTGACATGGATGACGGCATGGATTTCGGCGCCGCCAAGCGCGGTGACGTCAAGACCATCTACCCGCCGAAGACCCCGATCAAGACCCGGCCGCTGCCCAGCCAGCAGCCGAAGCCGCGCCCGTTCAACGATCCCGATGGCGAGCGCATCCCCACCGACGCCGACGTCAAGCGCATGATGGGCTATAAGCGCGGCGGCAAGATGCCCATGAAGGAGTGGGAGGGCTCGCGCAAGGATCTGGTCGAGGATAAGAAGCTGGCCAAGAAGCACCACATGACCTTCAAGGAGTGGGAAGCTTCGGATCTCGACAAGAAGCACGACAAGCAGCAGAACATGAAGGGCCTGAAGCGCGGCGGCTCGGCTGACCATCCCCACGGCTGCCGCTGCGAGCGGTGCTGGGGCGGTCGCGCCAAGCGCGCCTCGGGCGGCGGCAACTGGATCAAGGAAGCCGTCAAGCATCCCGGAGCCCTTCACAAGTCGCTGGGCGTCTCTGCGGGCGAAAAGATCCCGGAGAAGAAGCTCCTTCGCGCCGAACACAGCAGCAACCCTGTGACGGCCAAGCGCGCTCGCCTCGCCGAGACGCTGAAGAAGCTCCCGCACAAGAAGGGTGGAGGCTCTCTCTCGGTCAGTGACGGTGAATTGGAAGGCACTCGTCCGACCGGTGACCGCCTCGCCCGCAAGGCTGGTGGCCGCGCCAAGGGCAAGACCAACATCAACATCGTGATCGCGACTGGCAAGGGCCAGCAGCCGATGGGCGGCCTTGGCCCCCAGCCCGGCATGCCGCCTCAGCAGCCGATGGGCCGCCCTGTGCCTGTCGCGCCTCCGGCTGGTGCTCCGGCCGCCGGCGCTCCGATGCCGATGCCCATCCCGATGCCGATGCCTTCGGGCGCCCCTGCCGGGGCACCTCCGATGGGTCGCAAGTTCGGTGGCCGCAGCACTCACAAGGAGCATCGCCTGCTCCACAAGAAGTAAGGAGAAAGGGCGTCCCCGAGGGGGCGCCCATTCATTATGATGAATATCAGCACACTATTCGAAGCCGAACTGAAGAAGATGATCGACGAGGAGCTGCAGCGAATTGCAGAAAAACTCCTCGTGGGCTTTTCAATTGACGACATGGGCCAATATAAGCACGAGACGGGGCGAGTCGCCGCCCTGCGATGGATCTTGGACGCCTGCGACGAAGTGAATGAAATTATTGCCAAGAAGTAGGAGAATACAGTGCCTCATATGATTATGGATCATGAAACGGATCCGAAGAAGCAAATCTGGGACAAGGTCGGGAGCCTCGAGGATTTTGCGATTGCGAACAATCAGGTTCTCGTCGCCATCTACATCCGCCCCGAAAAGACCAAGTCGGGCATCGTCCTCCCCGACAACTACCGCGACGAAGACCGGTATCAGTCGAAGGCCGCCCTCGTCCTCAAGAAGGGGCCTGTCGCCTTCAAGGAAGAGAACCCCGAGTGGTTCGCCGACTTCGACATCAACGTGAACGATTGGGTGGTCTACCGGCCGTCTGATGGCTGGGCCATTACCATCAATGGCGTGCCCTGCCGGATGGTCAAGGACACCTCGATCAACATGCGAGTCCCCGCCCCTGACGCCGTTTGGTAAGGAATACGATTATGGAAGAAGAAGTGATGGAGCCGCTCGAGGTCATCCTCGACGACGAAGCCCCCGAGGCCGACAAGGTTGAGGTTCAGGTCGAACAGGATCCGCCGAAGCCGGATATGATCGAGCCGGAAAAGGGCATCGAAGCCCTGCGCCAGCGCCTTGAGGCCGAGCAGAACGCCCGCATCGAGGCTGAGCGCCGCGCTCAGGCTGAATCGGAGCGCGCCTTCCGCGCGCAGAACGAAGCCCAGACCACGCAGTTGCACCTGATCAGCAACAGCATCGACAGCTACCGCCAGAACTCCGAAGTGCTCAAGGCGAACTACGCCTCGGCGATGGAGAACGGCGACTACAGCCAAGCCGCTGCGATTCAGGAAGCGATGGCGCGCAACTCGGCCGAGCTTCTCATGCTCGAGCAGGGCCGTGACACGATGCAGGCGGCGCCCAAGCCGCAGGCGCCGACTTATCAGCCCCCGCAGCCCTCGGATCCCGTCGAGGCCTTCGCTGCTCAGTGCACGCCGCGCTCGGCCGACTGGGTTCGCGCGCACCCCGATTACGTGACCAACCCGGCCCTGCAGCAGCAGATGTTCGCGGCCCACCAGTTCGCTGTGGCCTCGGGCAATCCGGTCGATAGCCCGGCCTATTTCTCGGCCGTTGAGCGCGTGCTCGGCATCGACGACAGCGGCCACGAGACCCCGCGGCAGCGGGCCAGCGCACCGCCGGCCGCTCCGGTCAGCCGGGGCGCTTCGGGCACGGGCGGCTCCCGCCCGACCCACGTCACATTGACACCGGCGCAGCGCGAGGCTGCGAGGATGTCGGGGATGACCGACAAGGAATACGCCCAGAGCCTCATCAAAATGCGCCGTGAAGGGCGCATCATTTAACAGGAGTTACAGATGGCACGCGTCCCCCGTAAATCGCCCGTGAAGCGCCTCTCCGCCCAGCGGGCGGCGGCCAATCGGGCTGCAGAAGAAGTCATTGTCGAGGCTGAACCCGAGATTGTGATCGTTCGCGAAGACCTTCGCGCCCCAATCCGCGAGGAAGACCCGCGCGCTCGCGCTGATCGCCGCGCGCAGGAGATCTTGGGCCACGGCTCGTTCTCGGCCGGCACGTCCGACCAGTTCTACATCGATCCGGACTCGATCCCCGACGGCTGGACCTACGAGTGGAAGCGCGCTCAGACGGTCAACAAGAACGAAGACGCCTATGGGATCGAACTGCGCCGCAACGGCTGGGAGCCGGTCCCTTCGGGCCGTCACCCCGAGCTGATGCCTCCGGGCGTCCGCGACGAAACGATCACCCGCAACGGCATGATCCTGATGGAGCGGCCGGCCGAAGTGACCGAGACCGTTCGCCGGATGGAATTGAACGAAGCGCGCGAACTGCAGCGCCTTCCTCACCAACTGGCCGGAGAAAGCCCGCGCGGGACTTTCGAGCGCAGGAACAAGGACTCTTCGCTACACAAAATCAAGAGCTCCTTCGAACCGATCATGGTCCCAGAGAACTGAGTCGTTTCGAAATGAATACTACAGAGGCCCGGTCAAAAGCCGGGCCTTTGTTTATTGACAGAGTATCTTCTGTAGATGTATGAGTCGTGATCACTCCCCCCGGCGTGGGAGACTCGTATTTATTTGGCCTCAGTTGCCCCGGAGCGCGACAACGGTCATCCCACAGGAGTCACCAAAATGGCGAATACTTTTGCGCCCAATGGTTTCGCTCAGTTTCAGGGGACTGGCGCAACGCCGTCTTACGAACAGACCGCGATGGCCATTGCCTCGACCAATACTACTCCGATTTTCCTCAACGACCCCATCGTTCAGGCTTCGAGCGCCTCGACTGGTGTCGGCACTGGTTACATCGCGCAGGCTGCTGCTCCCGTGTCGCTGGCCGTTTCGGGTATCGTGGTTACCGCCGGCGTTGCCGTCGCGACCTTCACAGCCCTGTCGGCCGCCCCGCCGGTCGGCGCCACTGTCGTGTTCACTGGTACAAGCTTCGCCACCGGCGGTAGCTTCAACAGCGCCTACACGATCACAGCCTCCTCGACCACGACCGTCACCTTCACCGTCAACGGCGCCTTCTCGAGCACCCTGACCTTCGGTGCTGCCACCGTGTACGTGCCGGTTGCCGGCGTGTTCACAGGCTGCAAGTACCTCTCGACATCGCAGAAGCGCACTGTCTGGAGCAACTACTGGCCGGGTTCGGACGCCAACGGTGACGTCACCGCCTACGCGATCACTGACCCGAACGCGCAGTTCGTTGTTCAGACCGGCAACAGCAACACCACCGCCACTGCGGTTGGTCTTGCGAACGTCGGCCAGAACATCGGCTTCAGCTACTCGCAGTCGGGTGTGACCACCACCAACGGCAACACCGCTACAGGCATCTCGACCTACTTCGCGGACCAGTACACCCTGTCGGCCAACTCGGCTCAGGGCTACTACGCGAACGCCGTCCTGCCGTTCCGCATCGTTTCGCTCCTGAACTACGTTCCCGGTCAGACCAGCCCGCTGGTCTCGATCAACGGTAGCGACCCGACCACCGCGTACAACAAGATCGTTGTTGGCTTCAACAACGCGATGCCCAACCGCCCCGGCGCTGGTATCTAAGGAGTAAGGCAAAATGGCTGTCAATCTTTCAGCAATTAAAGACCTTCTGCTCCCCGGCCTCCGTGGGGTTGAAGGCAAGTACGAGATGATCCCAACTCAGTACGACAAGATCTTCACGAAGCACGACTCGAAGATGGCGCTTGAGCGCACCGTCGAGATGCGCTTCCTTGGTCTTGCCGCACTGAAGAATGAAGGCGGTCAGACCTCGTTCGACAACGGCGCTGGCGAGCGTTTCGTGTACAACCAAGAGCACAATGAAATTGGCCTTGGCTACGCGATCACCCGCAAGGCCATCGACGACAACCTGTACAAGACCCAGTTCCATCCCTCGAACATGGGCCTCATCGAGTCGTTCCGTCAGACCAAGGAAATCTACGGCGCCTCGATCTTCAACTTCGCCCAGACCTACAACGCGGCGGTCGGTGGTGACGGTGTGGCCCTGTGCTCAACCGCTCACCCGATTGACGGCGGTACGATTGCCAACAAGCCGGTGGTGGACGTCGATCTTAACGAATCGACCCTGCTGAACGCTCTGATCGGCATCCGCACCAACTTCCGCGATCAGGCGAACCTGAAGATCCACGCCCGTGGCCGCAAGCTGATCGTTCCGCCTCAGCTCGAACCCGTCGCCGTCCGTCTGACCAAGACCGAACTGCGTCCGGGTACTTCGGACAACGACGTCAACGCGCTGCACACAGTCGCTGGCGGCCTGTCGGAAGGCTACTTGGTCAACGACTTCCTGACCTCGTCGTATGCTTGGTTCTTGCTGACCAACATCGACGGTCTGTCGTACATGGAACGCATGAAGTTTGAAATGGACATGCAGGTTGACTTTGTGACAGACAACCTTCTTGTCAAGGGCTACGAGCGTTACAGCTTCGGTTACTACAACTGGCGTTCTGTGTACGGTTCGTTCCCGACTTCGTAACTTAAGCAGAAAGGAGAAGCAAAATGTCTATTTCTGCTTTTGCGGGTCCGCTCGTTTCCTTCGGGCAGTCGCCTTATCCGGCGAGTGACTACAACCCGGAGATTGGTCCGTCGCTGTTTTACGCGGGTTCGGGGATCCTTGATCCCCGCACTCCGTACACATACAACCCCGGCCAAGACTTCGGTGCGGCCACCGCTGGCTTCCTCGGCGTGCAGGATGTGGTGTCTCTGAACATCCTCCCTTACACGCTGAGCAAGACTGCGATTGTCACCACCGCTGTCGCCGTCACCGCCAACACGGCGATGACTCTGGCTGCGGCGTCGTCGGCCACCACCGGTATCGCCATCAACCAGTCGATCACTCGCGCCGATACCGGTGCGACGGTCACTGGCCTGATCGGGATCGACGCCTACACCTCGGTGACTGGCTACATCTCGAACGGCACCAGCGGCACCGCCGGCAACATTCTGATCGTCTCGACGGCTTCGGCCGCCCCGCTGACGATTGGCATGGTGATTAGCGGCACCGGCATCGGTAGCAACGTGGTGATCACTGGCTACGGCCCGACCGTCAACGTCTCCAACGGTGGCGCTGGCGCTGGCCTGACCGGCTCGTACACTGTCAGCGGCGCTCCGGTGGCCGCGGGCACAAGCGGCTCGCCAATCACGATCACTGCCTCGCTGGGGAACTCGACGCTGAACGCCATCGCTGCCGAACGCACTCCGTTCGGTTCGGCGGGTACCGTTCAGCTCTGGAACCCGATGGCCCTGACGGCTCGCGCGGTCAGCGTCACGCCGACTTCGGGCACTCCGACTGCCAGCATCAACTTCACCGTCTCGGGCTATGACATCTATGGCTACCCGATGACCGAAGTTATCGCTCTGACGACCGGTTCGACACAGAACACGGCCGTCAGCGGCAAGAAGGCGTTCAAGTTCATCTCCTCGGTCGTTCCTTCGGTGACGGACACTGTGACCTATTCTGTCGGCACCACCGACACGTTTGGTCTCCCGATCCGCTCGGACTTCTTCGGCGATACCTTGATCGTGTACCCCGGAACCGGCTCCACGAACGTGGTGACCTCGGTGACTGGTTACACAGCGGCAGTGACCACAACGGCCACTTCCACCACCGGTGACGTGCGAGGGACATACACTGTGCAGACAGCGTCCTCGACCAACACCAACCGACTGATTGTCCGTCAGTCGCCCGCCCTGTACAACATCAGCTCGGCAACGGGCCTGTTTGGCGTTACTCAGGCATAAGGAGGCCTGTAAATGAAAGGTCGTAAGCATCGCGAGACCGGTGGAGTGAATGAGGCCGACGAAGACCTCAAGAGCAAGCCGGAACGCTACAACGAGAGCCGCGTCGAAGGCGAGGCTGAAGAACGCAAGCATGGTGGCCGCGCCAAGCATCGCGAAAAGCGTCGTCATGGGGGCCACGTCGCCCATCACGAAAAGCACGAGATGCACAAGGAGCACGAAGGCCACAAGCGTCGTCGCAAGCGCAAGCATGGCGGCGAAGCTGAGGGCGAGAAGGCTATGCACCACGCTGGCCGCAAGCCCCGCAAGAGCGGCGGCTCGTGCGAATCGAGCCCGTTCTCTTCGGCCCGTAAGGGGGAGTTCCCCAAGGGTCGCAAGATGGACGGTGAAGTTGAGTAAGGCTTAGGCCTTAGTCCACGAAGCGAACGGGGGCGTAACAGCCCCCGTTTTGCCATCGGAGATGGCGATGTCTGATACATGGCAGAAGAAGGCTGGTCAGTCTTCGAAGGGTGGCTTGAACGAGAAGGGGCGCGCGTCCCTGCGTGCCGAGGGCCACGACATCAAGCGGCCGGTAACGGCCAAGGAAGCGAGCCACAGCCCTGAGGCTGCGCAGCGGCGCGAGAATTTCCGGACCCGCATGTGCGGCATGAAGGAGAAGCTGACGTCGTCGAAGACGGCTCATGATCCGAACAGCCGGATCAATCTCGCACTCAAGCGGTGGGACGTGAAATGCTGAAGAAGCCATTCTGGGACAAAGACGCCCCCAAAGACGTGATGCACAAGCATCTGGACCGCGAAGGCGTGAAAATGGCCAAGGCCAAGGCTCGCGCCGCTGGACGACCGTACCCAAACCTAGTAGATAATTTGGCTGCGTCCAGAGCAGGACACACGAAGGGAAAATAATATGCGCCCGATTACTGTCACAGTGGGTCCGCTCGCCACGCCGAGTGCGAACGCTATCTGTCTCTCTCAGACACCGAACTCGACTTTTACGCTGAACGGCTCGCTGGTTTCTGGCGGCGTTGCCGTTATGGACACCGCCCGGCGCGTCCTTTTCACCACCACCTCGGCCAGCGACAACGGCAAGACCGTGACGCTCGTGGGGTCGGACATCAACGGCGCTCCGATCACCGAGGTGCTGACCCTCGTCAACGCCAACAGCGTGACGACGGCGTACACCAATCTCGACTACTCGAAGGTCTCTTCGATCACGATGGGGTCGGCTGCCGCCGGCGCGATCACCGTGGGTACGAACAACGTGGCCTCGTCGATGTGGGTCCGGCTGGACGAATGGGCCTCGGCCCAGACCTCGATTCAGGCCACCGCGAGCGGCACCGTCAGCTACACGGTGCAGCAGACGATGCAGGATCCCAACAGCCCGACAAACCCCGTCTCGCCGTATCAGGTGGCTTGGATCAACATCTCGGATCCGAACATGGTTAACGCCAGCGCCACGATGCAGAGCACCTACGTCTCCACGCCGACCTTTGCCAAGGTCACCCTCAACAACGGCTCGGGCTCGGTCACCGCGATCTTCGCTCAGTCGGGCGTCGTTCCGTTCTAATAGGGGTTATAGCTTATGTCCGGCTTTTCGGGTTCTCCTTCCAATCTCACTGCTGACGCGAGCGCGATTGCCTCGGCGCCGCAGCGTCTGCGCGACAACCTCGGCAAGCTCGAGGTCTCCGAAGTCCAGAACCTCTTCGAGGCCGACTTCGAGTACAGCGCGCAGCCGATGCGCTGGGAGCAGTACACCTCGGGTGGCGCGACCATTTCGGCCTCCTCGACCCTCGGCGGCGTGGTGATGAGCGTGACGTCGGCTTCGGGCGACGTGGCCATCCGCCAGACCCGTCCGTATGTGCGCTACCAGCCGGGCAAGACGCTTTACATGTCGAGCGGCTTGCAGTTCGGCGCCGCGGTGGCCAACCAGCGTCAGCGCCTTGGCTTTTTCGATGACGGCAATGGCGTCTTCTTCGAGCAGGGCGACCCGACCGCGGCGAACCCGAGCGGCATGACCGCCGTTTACCGCACCGACAACGGCGGCAACGGCGTCAGCGAGACCCGTATTTATGCCAACAGTTGGAGCGACCCGCAGGGCGTGTTCCGCGGCATCAACCCGATCACCGGCGTCTTCAACGTCAACAACATCCAGATGTGGTGGGTGGAGTTCGCTTGGTACGGCGCCGGCCTGCTGCGCTGGGGCGTGCTGATCGGTGGCGAGCCCTACGTGCTGCATCAGATCGGTATCGGTAACCTGCCCGGCCAGCTCGTTGCTTGGTCGCGCACGGGCAACCTTCCGATTCGCTATGAGCTGCGCAACATCGGTCCCTCGACCGCTGGCTCGATGACCCACTTCGGTGTGTCGGTGCTGGCCAAGGGCAAGATTGATACGCAGCGCGGCTTCACCTACGGCTACGGCATGGCCGCTGGTACGCCTGTGCGCGCCCCCGGTGCCTCGGCTACCCGCTACCCGCTGCTTTCGATCCGCTACCGCACAATGGGCACGCTGGAATACGGCGTCGATACGAACTACTCGGGCGCGAACGGCACCCTGCCGACTGGTGGCGCAGCCATCACTGGCTCGACCGTGCTTGCAGCCCAGATCGCGACCTCGACGATCAGCGGCACAACCCTCACCGTCGGCTCGGTCACTTCGGGCACCGTGGCGGTTGGCCAGCTTGTCGCCGGCACCGGCGTTGCCGCGGGCACAGTGATCCTGTCGGGCAGCGGCTCGACATGGACCGTGAACGTCTCGCAGACCGTGGCCTCGACCACGATGTACATGACGGCCGGCACCGTGATCACCGTGTCCGGCACGCCTTGGACGGCCAACCAGTGGCAGGGCAAGTACGTGTGGTCGCGCGGCACAACGGCCTCGGCCGCCAGCTTTACCGCCGCCGCCAACGTGGTGACTGTGACGACCTCGTCGGCGCACTTCCTGACCACGGGCAAGATCCTGACTTTCGCCGGCGGTACTTTGAGCACAGGCTCGCCGAACGGCGTCTTCCCGATCACCGTGACCGGCCCGACGACCTTCACCTATAACGTCCCGAGCGGCTCGGGCACGCCGGGCGGTACGCTGACCTACACGCAGGGTCTGGGTCCGATTGGCCGCATCGCCTCGAACACCACCAACACCCTCACTGTGGTGGACAACGTGCTCGGCTCTCTGCCGATTGCGTTCACGGCCTCGTGCTCGGGCACCACCTTGACGACAACCGGTAACCCCGCGCTCGTCGCTGGACAGAACGTGTTCTCCTCGACCGGCGTGTCGCTGGGGACCATTGTCAGCGGCTCGGGCAACTCGTGGGTTGTGTCGCTGGGCGGCACCTACGCCTCGCAGACGATGACCACAGCCGGCATTCCGTACCCGATGGTCGCCCAGCCGGGCGCCAGCGCGAACTACATCATCGGCCTGATCGACCGTGGCCAGATCCTGCCGCAGACGCTGAGCATTTACTCGAGCGCCAACTGCACGCTGGAACTGATTGCTTCGACCTACCAGTCGCCGGTGACGCTGACGGGCGCGTCGTTTAGCACGATGTACTCGCTAGGCTCGCTGAACAGCTTCACCGAGCGCGACGTGAGCGCCACGGCGCTGAGCGGCGGCGAAGTCGTCTATAACTCCCCACTGCCTTCGGGCGGTCTGCAGGCGTTCGACCTCACCAACTTCTTCCCGCTGTACAATACGGTGCAGGGCAACATCCCCGACATCCTGACAGTGGCCATCACGACGCCTTCCGGCTTCGGTACGAACACGGTCGGCGCCAGCATCATCGCTCAGGAAGCGATGTCGTAAAGGACGGTAAATGACGGCGAGCGGGACATACACGTACAATCCCTCGCTTGGCGAGCTGACTCTCTATGCCTTCAATCTGTGCGGGATCCGGAACACGGAGATCGTGCAGGAGCATATGGAGTCGGCCCGCATGGCCTCCAACCTGCTGCTCGGTCGCTGGAGCAGTCAGGGCGTCAACCTGTGGATGGTCAACCAGCAGACGATCCCGCTGGTGGCTGGGCAGGCGACGTACAGCCTGCCGTCGAACAACATCGTCATGCTGGACACCTATATCCGCACGACGGACAGTTCAGGCAACAGCACCGACCGCCTGATCCTGCCGATGAGCCGCTCGGAGTACGCCTCGTACCCGAATAAGGCTCAGGAAGGCTTCCCGACGACCTACTGGCAGGATCGCCTGATCTCGAGCACCGTGACGCTGTGGCCCGTTCCTGACGGCTCTCAGACGTCTCTGGTGTTCTATCAGGTCTGCCAGATCGACGATGCGAACTTCTCGAACGGCCAGACGGTCAATGTCCCCGTCTACTTCCTCGAGGCCTTCGCCTACGGGCTTGGGCAGCGTCTGGCGACGATTTGGGCGCCTGAGAAGGCTGCCGGCCTGAAGGGGCTGGCCGACGAGGCATATCTCATCGCTGCAGCTCAGAACGTCGAAACCTCGGCCTTCTACATCTCACCGGGCATCACTGGTTATTATAGGACGTAAGCTATGGCGTATGCTTCGAGGGCGGGTAAGGCCAGAATCAGCGCCAGCAACCCGCAGGCCTTGGCCATTTGCGACCGTTGCGGCTTCACGTACAACCACGTCAATCTGCAGTGGCAGTTCGACTGGCGCGGATCGACCCTGCAGAACACGCGGATCTTGGTCTGCAGGGAGTGTCTGGACGAGCCTCAGGAGCAGCAGCGCGCGATTGTCGTGCCGGCCGACCCTGTGCCGATCAACAACCCCCGCGTCGAGAACTGGGCTGATGCCGAGACCGACTACCGTGCCACCTCGTCGGTGCCCACGATTGACCCGACCACTGGCCTGCCGGTGTACACGGTCAACCAGTTGGTCACGCAGGATGGTCAGAACCTGACGACGCAGCCCTACGGGCCGCCGACAGGGACGCGCTCCTCGCCGGCTATGCCAGCCTTCGGCGAGGGTAATTATTTTCCGCCGCTGTCGCTTCTCTCGGTCACCGGCGACGGGAACTACACGGTCAGCATCACGCTGAGCGCGCCGCACAACCTCGTCACGAACAATCAGATCACGGTCGATGCATCGTCCTCGGCAAATGCCAATGGCACGTACAGTGTAACTGTGGTGTCCGCGGTGGCATTGACCTATCTGACCAACAAGACAGTCCCCTCCGGCTCCTTGCTGACGGGCACCACTCTGGTGTATCCTGTCAATATCGGCCTTCCGTACAACTACGCTCAGCTTCCGCAGACAGGGATCTAGTCAATGGCGAACATCACAATCCCCAATCTGCCTCCTGTCATTTCTTTGAACGGCACGGAGATGATGGAAGTTGTTCAGAGCGGTACTTCGAGCCGCATGACAGTTTCCCAGCTCTCGCTGTTCATTGCGTCCTACACGGCCGGTCCGGGGCTGACGCTGTCCGGCACCCAGTTCAGCATCACCAACACCGGCGTGACCGCGGGATCCTACACCGTCCCGAACTTCACCGTGAACGCGCGTGGCCAGATCACGGCCATCTCGAACGCCTCGACCACGGGCTCGGGAGCTGTGGTGCTGGCTACCTCGCCGACGCTTGTGACACCCGCGCTGGGCACGCCCTCGGCCGCCGTCCTGACCAACGCGACCGGCTTGCCGCTCTCGACCGGTATCACTGGCACGCTGAGCGTCTCGAATGGCGGCACTGGCACTGGTACGGCGGCTACCAACGGCCAGTTGCTGATTGGGAACGGCTCGGGCTTCACGCTCGCTACCCTGACTCAGGGCAGCGGCATCACCATCACAAACAGCGCGGGCGGGATCACCATCGCGGCCACCTCTTCGGGCGGCACCGTCACCTCGGTCAATGCGTCTGGCGGCACGACCGGCATGACGTTTACCGGTGGCGCGATCACCACCAGCGGCACGCTGACAATGTCGGGCACGCTGAATGTGGCGAATGGCGGCACCGGCGCCACAACGCTTGCCGCCAACGGCCTTCTGCTTGGTAACGGTATTTCGGCCCTGTCCTCGGTGTCGGTTGGTACCACCGGTCAGGTGCTGGTCGGGAACACGAGCGCGGCTCCGACTTGGTCCACGCTTTCGAGCATCGCCGTCACCACGTTCAGCGGCGGCACGACTGGCCTGACCCCTTCGTCGGCTACATCCGGCGCGATCACCCTTGCGGGCACCTTGGCTGTGGCCAATGGGGGCACCGGCCTTACGACCTTGACCTCGAACTACCTGTACAAAGGTGCAGGTACCTCGGCGCTGGCTCAGTCCGTGGTCTATGATGACGGCACCAATGTCGGCATCGGGACGAGTTCGCCCAGCTATAGGCTGGATGTGTCGGCGACCGGAACTATTTCCGGTCGCGTGAAGACTAGCGGTGCCCTTAACGCATTCTACATGGAAGACGCAGGCACCACGGCCGGCTCGCTTTACATTGGCTCTGTGGGCAACGACTGGCGCGTTGTCACAGGCTCTAATGAAAATCTTCGCGTTACTTCTGGCGGCAATGTCGGAATTGGGACGACTTCGCCCAGTTACAAGCTGGATGTGGCTGGCGCGGGCATGCGCCTTGGGGTCGGCGGCACGGCCGCCAGTAACACCACCTTTATCATCAACGCGACGAACAACGCTGCAAATGGCGGCGCGATTCAAGGCCAGCAGAACGGCTCGGCCACTTGGTTTATTGGGGACGCAGCGGCGGCAGTGGGTAGCGGAACTGGCTACATCACTTATGTTTACGGCGCGAACCCCGCCATCTGGTATACCAATGGCTCCGAGCGCATGCGCGTTGACTCCAGCGGCAACGTCGGCATTGGCACCTCGTCGCCGAGCACCTTCGGCCTTCTCGCTGCCGTCAAGAACGCCACGGGTGTCACCACGGCCGCAGTCTCCAACTCGAACGCTGCCACCAACGACGGCGCGAAGTTTTCCAGCTTCTATAGCACGACCGAAGTGGCCAGTATTGGCCACTACTGGAATGGTTCGACGTTTATTGGCAGGCTGTACTCCTACGGCGACCTGACGTTCCTTGGGACCGCCACGCCGACCGAATTGATGCGCCTGACTGCCACAGGCAACCTCGGCATCGGAACCAACAATCCGGGCGGCAAGTTCGATGTCGGCGGCGGCCTTTTCATTGTGGCCTCCTCCGGCTCGATCACCTCGTCCTCACTGGCTGACGCCGTGGGTTACAAGGGCATGCCGCAGAACTCTCAGACTGCGTCCTACACGCTTGCCCTCACCGACATGGGCAAGCACATCTCGATCACCACCGGCGGCGTGATTATCCCTGCCAACGGTTCGGTGGCGTTCCCAGTTGGCGCGACCGTCGTTGTCTTCAACAACAGCGGCTCGAACCAGACGATCTCGATCACTACGGACACGCTGCGGCAGGCCGGCACGGCCAATACCGGCAGCCGCACGCTGGCCCAGTACGGCCTCGCCACGCTGGTCAAGGTGTCATCGACTGTCTGGGCAATCAGCGGCGCGGGCGTCTCGTAATGACCGGGATCCTCTGCGCCATCGCAGGAGCGGTCACCAGCTTTACCCCCGTGACCAACACCTACACGAGCGGCTCGGGCACCGAGACGATCCCGACCGGTGCGTCACAGGTGGTGATCGAGGTCTGGGGCGGCGGCGGCGGCGGTGGCCGAGGATCCAACAACTGTATCGGTATCCCCGGCGGCGGTGGTGGCGGCGGCGGCTACGTCAAGAAGACCTACGCGCTGACTGGCGGCAACGCGGGGCAGACCTTCACCTATTCAGTCGGCGCGGGCGGCGCGGGCGGCACAGTCAATAACGGCACGGCAGGCAGCAATAGCACCTGCGTGCAGGGCACTTTCAGCACCGCTACGTCTCTGACCGGTGGTGGTGGCGGTGGCGGCGTGGCGGGCGCGAGCGGCGGTAACCAAGGCACTGGCGGCACAGCCAGCGGCGGCGACACCAACACGTCCGGTACGGGCGGCGCAGCCGGCACACAGGCCGGCGGTGCCTCGCCCAATGGCGGCGGAACGCAGAACACGGCCGCTGCCGCCGGTAACCCTCCGGGCGGTGGCGGCGCGGGTAGCAACTTCGGCGCTCCTCCGGGGACTGGCGGCGCGGGCGCCACGGGCACAGTAAAGTTCAGCTACACATGATCCCGAAGCAGAAATTCGTGCGCCGAGGCGACAAGATCGCGCTTCTCCTCCACTTTGAAGATGGCGACGTTCTTGAGTACCACGAGCACACCCCCGACAACTACCACGACGTGGCCGTGGATGGGGGCAGTGTCCGCATTGCAGGCGAGAACCTTGAGTGGTTCATCGACGTCAACGAGGGCGAGCTCTGCGTCCTGCCAGACGACAGGCAGAGCCACCAGATCATTTCCCTTTCGGGGCACGCGGTTGTCGCGAACGTCTACCGGACTTACAGGCCACACCTTGAGCGCATGATCGGTCAAGACTGGGCATAGGAGAAGAACATGAGCGTCATCACTTGGGACATCGTGAAAATGGAGTGCTCTCCGCAGCACGATGGGCACGATAAGGTGGTTTCCACCTGCCACTGGACGCTCAGCGGCACGGACGGCACCTATTCGAGCTACGCCTACGGTGCCACGCCCATCGCGTATGAGGCGGATGATGCCTTCACCCCCTATGAGAGCCTGACCAAGGATCAGGTGATCGGATGGGTGAAGGAGGCGCTTGGCAACGAACGGGCCGCCGCGTATGAAGCGTCTGTGGCGGCCCAAATCGATATTCAGGCCAACCCTCCCATTGTCAGCCCGCCACTTCCTTGGAGCGAATGATGAACGTCACCCTTACCCTTGATCTGGACTCCGCCAACGACATCGTCAACGTCCTCGGCCAGCTTCCGACCGCGAGCGGCGCCTTTCCGCTGATGCAGAACGTCAAGATGCAGATCGACATGGCCGTCGCTGCCTCGAAGGCTCCTGCAGCAGAAGTCGAAGCGCCGCACGCTGAAGAACCCGCGGCCTAAGCAAGCTGGCGCCTTCGCCTTTTTCTTGGTAGAAGGGCGGAAATTGAAAGGCGAGACATAGTAAAGTGACGACGCCGCAGACAACTCCGCTGACCTATAATGGGTACGTCGCGCAAGTGGCGACGATGGCTGTTGTCAATTACGGGACGATCACCAACGTCAGTTCGAACTCTATTGTGGTCGGTACGGACACGAGTCCGACATCGCCCACCTCGCCTTTCAACACCATCCTTCCGCAGATGCTGAATTACGCTGAGCTTCGTATTCAGCGCGATCTGGACCTTCTGCCGTCCCTCACCTCGAACACCTCGTATTCCCTGACCGCGGGATCGAACCTCCTGCAGTTGCAGACGAACGACTTCGTGACGGTGCAGACCGTCAGCATCCTGAACGGCACAGCCAACACCCCGCTGGTGCCGACGTCGAAGGAATACATCCAGAACACCTACAACGACTCGTCGTCGCTGGGCACGCCCCGCTTCTTCGCGATGTATGGCGGTGATCTGACCACGGGCGGCACGGCCTACAACAACATCATTGTCGGCCCGTACCCAAGCGTTTCGTATCCCCTGACGATTACGGGCACCGTGCGCCTCAAGACCCTGTACCCGGCAGTCGGCAGCGACGGCTGGCCGACTCTGGGCACCGGCACCACCTTCATCAGCACGTACTATCCGGACATGCTGCTGATGGCGAGCATGATCTACATCAGCGCCTACCAACGCGACTTCGGCGCCGTCGGCAACGACACCCAGATGCCGGGCACCTACGAAGCCCAGTACGAAATGCTGCTCAAGGGATCGTCCACCGAAGAGGCCCGCAAGAGGTTCGCCTCGGCCGGCTGGACATCGATGGCACCGGCCCCAGCCGCCTCGCTGCCGAGGTAGGGCCTATGGCATATTCGAGCCTCAAGCTTCTGCCCGGCGTCAACGAGAACACGACGCCGGCCCTCAATGAAGCTGGCATTTCCTATAGCAACCTGATCCGGTTCATCTCTGATGGCCACAACGGCGCGCTGCCGCAGAAGCTGGGTGGGTGGACGGCCTACTACCAGAGCTCGACCTCGCCGATTGCGATGGCCTCGATCACCCGCGCCCTCTGGCCGTGGGAGGACACGAACGCGGTCACCCACCTCGCCGTGGGCATGCAGAGCTACGCCAACAACACCTCGAACAATGCGACCTTCACCGCGACCATCGCGGCCAGTTCGTCGTCGCTCGTGGTCAGCAGCGTCTCGAGCGGCACGATCTACGTCGGCATGACTCTGGGGACGATCACCGGCGGCACCTTCTCTTCGCCAACCACAGTCACGATCACGGGGCAGGTGTCGGGCACCTCTGGCGGCGCTGGCACGTACTCGCTGAGCCAGACCAATACCGGCGGCGGCTCGGCCTCGGTGACGACCGCGGCGGTGTACACCAACAACGCCCTGCTGAACGTCATCACCAACGGCTCGATGTTGTCGAAGACGCCGCGATACATTGCCGACAACGTGACCCCGACCGTCTCCTCGACGGCCGGCAGTACCTATTTCGTCATCACCGACAGCACGACGACCGGCATCACCCAGTACGACACGGTCTACATCGCCACCCCGATTGCGGTCGCTGGCGTGGTGCTGTTCGGCCTCTACGCGTGCGACCCGAACGGCTACCTGAGCAGCACCCAGTACACCATCCAAGCCGCGAACATTCTGGGTTCGCCGCAGGCGGCCACGCTGACAGCCGCGACCTCGAGCTTCACCGCCTCGATCACCGGCGGCGTGATGACCGTCACAGGCTCTCCTACGGGTACCATTCAGGTCGGCCAGACCCTCTCGGGCACTGGCGTCCCGGCCGGCACCGTGATCCTGTCGGGCAGCGGCACTTCGTGGACCGTCAACACCTCCACGGCCGTCTCGAGCACGACCATCACCGGCGCCCCTGTGACGCTGCCGCTGTTCACCGTGGCGTCGGGATCCTCGAGCGTCACCGTGACGCTGCCGAACCACGGTTATAGCGTCGGATCGACCTTCCCCGTCCTCGCCTCGACCACCGTGGCCGGCGTGACCTTCTACGGGAACTATGTCGTCACGTCGGTGATCGATACGGCCGACTTCACCATCGCGCCGAACTTCACCCCCGCCTCAAGCGGCACGGGCTATCTGAACAACGGCAACGCCCTCTACATCTATGGCTACGGCGTTGGATCGACCCCGACGACGACCGGTTACGGCATCGGCGGCTATGGCTCGGGCGGCTACGGCACCGGCTCGAGCGTCGTCGCCTCGACGGGCTACGCAATCCCGGCCGTGGACTGGACGCTGGACAACTGGGGCGAGATCCTCGTGGCCTGCCCGATCATGCCTTCGACGCAGAACATCGCTTGCGCGTCGTTCTCGGGCACCGGTTCGGTCGGCGCCATCACGCTCTCGCAGTACCTTGCCTCGCCGATCCCGGTCGGCTCGCAGATCACGCTGTCTGGCTGGTCTCCGAGCAGCCTGAACACCGTCCAGACGGTGACTGCATCGACCACCAATACCATCAGCTTCTCGACCACCACGACCACCGCCACCGTTGTGGGGACCGTGACGTGGAGCACCGCGCCTTACCAGCCGATCTATCAGTGGAACCCGCTTTCCTCGTCATCGACGGCGACGGTCATCCCGAACGCTCCGCCGGTCAACGACGGAATGTTCGTTGCGATGCCTCAGCGCCAGATCATTGCTTGGGGTTCGACCTTCACCGGCATTCAAGATCCGCTGCTGATCCGCTGGTGCGACGTCAACAACTTCAACTCATGGGTTGGCACGGTCACGAATCAGGCCGGCTCGTACCGCCTGCCCAAGGGGTCGAAAATCGTCGGCGCGATGCAGGGTCCGCAGCAGGGCCTTGTCTGGACCGACCTCAACCTCTGGGCGATGCAGTACGTCGGCCAGCCGTATGTCTATAGCTTCAACGAGATCGGCTCGAACTGCGGCCTGATCGCGCGCAAGGCCGCTGGGTCGCTGAACGGCGTGGTCTACTGGATGGGGCCGACGCAGTTTTACAGGCTGTCTGGCGGCGGCGTTGAGCCGATCCTGTGCCCGATCTGGGACGTGATCTTCCAAGAGCTGGACAACAGCAACAACGGCGCGAACCTATACAAGATCCGCACTGCGGTGAATGCCCGCTTCGAAGAGATCACATGGTACTACCCGACCGTGTCGTCGGGCGGCGAGGTCACGGCCTACGCCAAGTACAATTCCGCGCTCAACATCTGGGACTATGGCACCCTTGGCCGGTCGGCGTGGATCGACCAGTCGGTTCTCGGCGCCCCCATCGGCGCGGATCCCCAGAGTCTTTACCTTTATCAGCACGAGACATCGAACGACGCGGCCGGCACGGCCATGCAGTCTTCGCTGCAGACGGGTTATTTTGCTATCTCAGAGAGTGATGAAAAGGCCTATGTCGATCAGGTCCGCCCGGACATGAAGTGGGGCTTCTTCGGCGGCAGCCAGAACGCAACGGTCAACCTGACTTTCTACGTGGCCGACTATGCCGGCCAGACGCCGCAGGTCTACGGCCCCTACGCGGTGACGCAAAGCACCCAGTACATCTCGCCGCGCTTCCGCGGACGTCTGGTCTCCGTCGGCGTTTCAAGCAACGACGTTGGTTCTTTTTGGCGACTTGGTAATATCCGCTACCGCGTGACGCAGGATGGGAAGTTCTGATGACGGCATCGGTTACAGATATTCTGACCGCGATGAAGAACGTGGTGGTCGCTTTGTCAAACATCGCGACCAATGTTCTTTCGCTGTACAACAACATCGCCACCGTTTCTCTTTTCGAGGGCGCTGCGACTACTTCGACATCGGTCCTGTACACTGCGAATAGTGCGACAAATTCGCATGTGAATACGATCAACATCTGCAACACGGCCGGAACCTCGGCGACGTTTTCGCTGTACATCGTCCCCTCGGGCGGCACGCCTTCGGCCTCGAACGCGATCTTCTACAACTGCCAGATCTTGGCCAGCACGACCACGCTCTGGACTGGCGTTTTGGTGATCCCCACCGGCGGCACGCTGCAGGGCAGCGCCTCGGCCGCCACGGTAACGTTCTCGATTGCTGGGGGCAGCGCAACATGAGTATTACCTCATTTCCTCCCGCACCGGTCTCGACGTCCAGCTCAGTCGCGGCACCTTGGTACATGCAGGTGGCCCGCGGCCTCGTCCCCGGCTGCTCGGAGGTCAATATCTATGGCTTTCAGAGCGCGTTGCCCTCCAGCAGCGGCGCAACCTATTACCCGGTCTGGGAAAACGCGACCGCGTACACATATCCCGCATCGGCTACGACTATGCTCTTGTGGTCGTCGTCGGCGTCTGACACCAACGTGTCGATTCTGATCCAAGGCCTCGATGCTTCGTACAATCAAATTTCCGAAACGCTGACGTTGACCAACGGAACGACGGGCGTGACAACGGTCAACAGTTACCTGCGGATCAATGGCATCCAAACCTCTGGTTCCGTCAACGCGGTCGGCACCATCAACCTCGGCAATGCCGGGAAAACAGTTCAATACGCCGAAATCACGGTCGGCAATGGCAAGAGCCAGATGATGGTGTACACCGTGCCGAATGGGTACACCTTTTACCTGACGCGCTCGAACGCCTACTCCAGCCTGAACGGCAACACCGCAGGAAACTACGCCAATTACCGCGTGCAGACCTTCACCTCGACAGGCCTCGTCCAGACGGTACTGCAGGCCCCGTTCACAACCAACTACCAGACTCTTCGCGTCTCTCCTCGGGCGTACCCGCAAAAAACCGACATTCAATGGCAGGCTGCGGGCAATCCCGCTTCCGGCACCTTTTCTGTCGGCATCGGCGTCGAGGGCGTCCTGATCTCCAACACGGCCGCATAAGGAACACGTCATGCCTCTCAAGAAGGGCTCAAGCCAGAAGACCATCAGCAAGAACATCGCCGAGATGGTTCGCGCCGGTCACCCGCAAAATCAGGCGGTGGCGGCAGCCCTGAACGTGGCGCGCAAGGGCCGCGCGGCGGGCGGCGGCATGCCCGACGACAGCCAAGAGGGCACAAGCTCTCAGACCGTGCATGTCGGCCCGATCCACAGCTCCGTGGCTGGCCGGACAGACCACCTGCCGATGCACGTCCCTTCGGGCTCTTACGTGATCCCCGCCGACATCGTCTCGGCCGCAGGTGAGGGCAACACGATGGCCGGCTTCCGCGTCATGCGTCGGATCTTCGGCGGCATCCCCTACAGTGGCAAGGCGATGCCCTATGGCCAGTCAAGCTCCCCGTACAATGAGCCGCTGCCCGGCAAGGCCGCAGGCGGCGTTGCGACAGTCCCGATTGTGGCCGCTGGCGGCGAGCACGTCGTTTCGCCTGAGCAGGTGATGCGCATCGGCGACGGCGACATGGAAACTGGGCACCGAGTGCTCGACGAATTTGTGAAGCGCATGCGCAAGGAGACTGTGAAGACCCTGCAGAACCTGCCCGGACCGAAGAAAGACTGATATATTTGGAGATGAAAATGACTACTTCTTATGACGATATTGTCGTCCGAGTGGGGACGCCTGAAGACTTGAATCAAATTGTCGAGATCGCGCTCCAAGGCGCAGAAGAAAATGCTTTCGTGAAGTCGAACCCAGAGAAGCTGATCGAAGACTTCTGGCACGGTTTGGTCCAAGATCACGGGATTGTCGGAGTCATCGGCAAGCCCGGAGATATTATTGAAGGCGTGGTACTTCTACGCCTCGGCACAATGTGGTATTCGGATGTGCCGGTGATCGAGGAAAAGGCGGTTTTTATTCGCCCCGAGTACAGAAGTGCAAAGGGTGGAAGGGCTCGGAGACTTTGTGAGTTCTCCAAGCAAGTCGCAGATTCTCTTGGTCTACCCTTGATCATCGGGGTGGTGTCGAACCAGCGTACTGAAGCAAAAATTCGCCTTTACAGGCGACAGTTTGGTGAACCGGCCGGGGCGTTCTTCCTTTACGGGGCGAAGACCGGGGAACTGCAGTGACGGAGAAGTAAGTAATGTGCGGTAAGTCGTCACAGAGTACACAGACGGTCTCGATTCCGCCAGAGGTGCTTGCCCAGTACCGGGCCGTCACTGAGCGCGCCAATCAGATCGATCAGCAGGCGTTCCAGCCGTACTCGAACGACCCGAACGACTTTGTCGCGCCGCTCAATCAGACCCAGAACTACGGCATTGCCAACACAAACGCCGCGGCCAATCAGGCTCAGCCCTATTACGGGGCGGCCACCAACTACGCGCTTGCTGGCGGCAATGCCGTTAATCCCACCCAAATCGGCGCGCAGCAGATCGGCCAGTACATGAACCCCTTCTTGGGGACTGTGGTCGGCAACACCGCCGCGCTACTCAACCAGCAGCAGCAGGCCCAGATGTCGGGCCAAACCGGCAACGCCATTCAGCAGGGTGCCTTCGGCGGCGACCGCGCGGGCATCGCCGCGGCGAACCTCGCAGGCCAGCAGCAGTTGGCCTTTGGCAACGCTATCTCGCCGCTGCTGACGCAGGGCTACAACACCGCGCTGCAGACAGCTCTGCAGCAGCAGGGCGTCGATCTTGGCGCTCAGCAGGCGAACCGTCAGGCCCTGCAGCAGACCGCTTCCGCGCTTGCCGGCCTTGGTGCTGGCGCGCAGACGGCTGCCTTGCAGGGTGCGCAGGCCCAGCTTTCGGCTGGTCAGGTGCAGCAGCAGACCGAACAGGCCGGCAAGACCGCGCTATACAGCCAGCATCAGCAGGCAGTGTCCCTGCCTTACCAGCAGCTCCAGCAGCAGGCGAACATCTCGGAAGGCATCGGCGCGAACTCCGGATCGACCACGACCGGATCGTCGGAGCTCTCGGACCGTCGCGCCAAGCACGACGTGCACGAGATTGGCCGCACCTTCGACGGCCAGCCGATCTACAACTTCAAGTACAACGGCGACGACCGTACCCAGATCGGCCTCATGGCTCAGGATGTCGAAAAGCATCATCCCGAAGCCGTGGGGCTTGCTGGCGGCATGAAGACCGTCGATTACGGCAAGGCGACCCACGACGCTGCTCGCCGTGGCCACTTCGCCAACGGCGGCCTCGCCGGCAACAGTGAAGGCGGGATGGTCCACATGGGCCACATGGGCGAAGGCTACGCTGGCGGCGGCATGGCCGAGCCAATGGGCTACGGCTCGTCGCCTTTCGTTGGCTACGACCCGACAGCAGCCTATCAGTCGCTCTACGGCGGCCTGCTGGGGCATCAGGGCGGTATGGGCGCGCAGGGCGGCTTCAGCATCCCGACCGGCTCCCCCGGCCGTGCCCAGTTGGTTACTCCGAGCATGAAAATGCCGGAGCTGCCGAGCGCAGGCGACGAGGCCAAGAAGGCGGCCGACACGGCCATTGCCTTGGGTAAGCTCGGCAACGATGCGCACCTGTTCCACTTTGGCAACGCCGAGGACCGGAACTGGACAAGCAAGCCCTCTGTCTCGTCGGGTGTGGCTGGCTCGAAGCTCGTCAATTCGATGGCCCCGATCATCGCCCGCAACAACGCCGCTCTTTCTTCGGAAGCGAACAGCAGCGGCATCGGCGCGAAAAGCACAGAGAACCCCGAAGCCACCACGGACTCCGGCACGGACTCGCTCGGGTCGGAAAGTGCGGACATTTCGTTCGAAAAGCGTGGCGGCCGTATCGGGTTCGGCCTTGGCGGCGGCATGCCCTATGCCGGATCCACAGAAACCGACGTCCCGGACGAGAAGCTAGACGCCAACAAGCTCATGCAGGCCGATCCGTCGGGCCTTGCCAAGCCCGGCGGCGGCGGCGCGAGCGGCCTGCTCGGCGCGGCCGGCTCGCTGGCCTCGCTGATCCCCGGCGGGCAGGCTATTGGGTCCGCGCTTGGCGCTGGCAGCAAGATTGCTGGATTGCTCGCCTTTGCGCACGGCGGCTCCGCTGGTGACGGCGGTGACGACGAAGAGTCGGGCGACTTTGTTCCGAAGAAGGAAGACATCCCAGACGACAACCCGCATGCGCAGCTCAATGTTCCCCCGCTCAATATGCCGAAGCCCGACAGCGGGATGAGCGGCGCATCGCAGGGCCTTGGGGCTATGGCTGCGATCCTGCCGTTGCTCATGGCCGCCAAGAACGGTGGCGCCGTTGGATATGCTGAAGGCGGTGACGTTGGTGATGGTGATGACTCGCCTCTGCTGCGCAGCATCATGGGCCAGCTTTCCGGCGTCGATCAGGAAAAGTTTCTGGACGAGATGCAGGAAGACGGCGCGGCTCCGAAGCCCGAATCCGCGCCTATCGGCCTCGGCCCCAAGGATGGTGGAAGCGCGCCGCTTCCGGCAGCCTCGGGCATCGCCCAAGGCCTGCGTGCGAAGATCATGAAGGGCGAAGGGACCGACAAGTTCACGAACCCATACGACGTGGTCTATGGCGCGAACCCGCGGACAGGCCTGTCGCCGTATGCCAACCCGCACGACCATCTGAGCTCGATGCCGATTGGCGACGTGCAGGACTTTCAGCGTCAACTGATCGGTGCCACGAAGGGCAAGGTCCGCGGCCTCGGCCCCAATCTGGGGACCGGCGCTGTCGGTGCCTATCAGTTCACGCGCGATACGTTGGCCAATCTGGCGCATAAGCTCTACGGCGACAACTGGCGCTCGATGAAGTTCACCCCCGAGGTGCAAGACGCTCTGGCGGCTGAGCTGGCCCGTGAGCGCAATGGCCACCTCGCCGGCACTTGGGCGGCTTTCCGCAACGAAGGTCCTGAGGGCAAGGCCCTGCGCGCTCAGGCGGGCTACGCCTCGGGCGGCCTTGTTGGCCGTCACGGCTACGAAGAGGGCGGATCCCCGATCCGGACCGACGAAAATGGATACCTGATCGATCCGTCAGACTCCTCCGATGACTCCGAAGGGTACGGTGACGAGGGTTACACCCCGTCCGGGCAGATGGGCTCGAGTGAGTTCGCGAGCCCGTACAGCGAAAAGCTGGTCAATGACGCGCTGGATCAGGCGGGCGGCAACATCAATCAGAACATGACGGACGAGGCCGCGCAGGCCGATGCCGACACGCAGCGCCAGCTCCAGCCCTTCCTCACGAAGGCGGGGCGTGCGGCTGGGCAGCGCATCAATCAGATGGCCGATCAGGAGGGCATTCCCCGCGACCGTGGCGTCCTCGGCAACGTCCTGCACGGCAAGTTCATCAGCGGCCTTGGCAAGGGCGAGGCTGACTCGTGGCTTCCGCTGCTTGCCGGCATTGGTGCTTCGATGTCCGGCCCGTACCGCGGCATCGTTGGCCTCGGTCAGGGGCTGGCGGCCGGTGCCAAGACGGCGCAGGGCCTTCGCCAGTACGAGCTCGAAAACGACATCCGTCGTGGCCAGCTTGGCGTTGCGCAGCGGCAAGCTGACACAAACCGCCTGCATGTCCTCACGAACGCCGTGCCTCAGTTCATGAGCCGCTTCCGAGATGCAGGCAACGGGTACTTCTACGACCCGACAGGGCATTTTGCCGGATCCGGCCCGCTTGGTGCGAATGGACGTCCTATGCTTACCGCAGGCGAAATGGATCGCCTGCGCGGCAATTTCATCGACCAGATCGCCCGCAATTACCAAATGGACCCCACCCAAGTGTCGGCTGCGGCCGGCCTGAGCCCGGACGCTGGGCCGGGTGGCGGAGGGCTTATGCCGCCGACCCCAGCCCCGACTGGCGGCGCAACACCCGCACCCGACGCGGCCGCAACCCCCACGGGGCAGCCCACGCAGCACATCACCCGTCACCATCCGATGCGGAAGGCCGTCTCGGCTGGGCCAGCTTGGGCGGAGCCGAAGAACTACGCCACCGCGCCAGAGTACACGGACATGCCGGCAAGGACGCCGGGTGCCGCATATACCCCGGAAACGGACCCCGATGTCTTGCAGCGTCGTGCGAATTCGGGCGATCAGGGGGCTGCTGCCTTGCTGAACAGGTATCGCAGCGGTGACTTCGCCCCGATTGTTGCGAGCACGCAGCGCCCTGACAGCGCGTATACGTCTTGGGCTTCTGGCCTCAAGACCCAGCGGGCCAATGTCGATACCGACCGTCGTTCGGCAGTCGATTTCCGCAACGGCGCCAGCAACTACAAGACCGAGCGGGACGCTGTGGTCACGCCTTCCGATGCGTTCCTTGCCAGCGCCAAGGATCACGATCCCAGCCGCACTGGGCGCGGTCTGGTGTACCAGATGAGCCGCGGCCTTTCGCCTTATGGGGTTGTCGGGGGTGAGGCCTCCAACATCACCGACGACGCTTCTGCCGCAAGGGCAATGGCGCAGGGCGCCGCTGGTATTGCGCGCAAGTACGGCATCCCGTTCGCCACGCCCAATATGGACCCTGCCACGACTTCGGCGGGCTCGCTGTACTATGGCGTCATGCTCGAGCGCGCGGCCGCCAATGCCGCGCACCACAAGGCCGATACCTTCTATCACCACGACACCGCGCTTTCGGGGCAAGGTGGGATTGGGCAAATGTCGAAGTTCAACCGCGAATGGGCTGCCGGGAACCCGGTCACCAAGTTCCTTGGTCAGGATGTGAGCCGCAACGGCTTCATCAAGGGGATGACGCCGCAGGAAAAGGCGCAGTACGTGCAGTACCTTCCGCCGGTTCCGAAAAACGGGACGCCTCGCAACGGGCTGTATCGGTTCAAGAACGGCCTTGTCGAATATGACAATGGCACACCTTACCCCGGCGGTAAGCCCGGCAGCCGCCTGATGGCAAACTGAGGAAACAGCCATGCCTGACAATTTCTCGGACTTCTTCACAAAGACCAACAAGGCCCGCGGCAACTTGGTTGGCGATGTGCGCGCAGCCGCCGGCAATGTCGTTCCCGACATCGTGGAGATGGGGAAGGGGCTGGCCTCGCTTCCCGCCGCTGCGTGGCATAGTCCCAAGGACACCGCTCTGGCCGCTGCGCAGGGGCTCTATCAGCCGTATGTTGACATCTACAACAACCCAGAGCAGCAGATGGTCGAGCACCCCGTCGGGACAGCTCTCTCCCTCATTCCTTTTTTCGGCGCGGCCAAAGCGTTTCTGGGCGGCATGTCGGCGGCCGGTCTGCGCGGCGGTGTGACTGCTGCCGCCCGGTCGCTCGTGCCGCCTTTGCGCCCGAGGGCGCGTCCGCAGGTGCTTCACACGGTCCCGCACCCCACGACGGGGCTGCCACATGTCACGCCGACTCCGGCTGTCGTTGAGGCCGTCCAGAACAGTGGCCTCTCGAGGGCAAGCCAGCGCGTCCTGCTGAAGAACCGAAAGTTCCACAAGACGCTGCAGGACGTGGCTGATGCCAAGGGCACGATTTCTCCGGCCACTGTGCGTGAAGCGGCTCTGCGCGAAGGCGGGGTCAATCCGGAGAACATCACGCGCAGCATGGCCCACCGCGAGGCTCCCGTGGGCGCTACGCGCGGGCAGCGTACTGGCGCGCAGGCCTACGCGGACTCGAACAGGGCCGCGGCCCGTGAAGCCGTCGGCCTTACGGACGATGTCGCCGCTCCAGCAGCCCCTCCGCCGCCTCAGCCCATTGGTGACTTCCGGTTCAAGAATGGCCAGTGGGAGAGCCCCAACGGCACCTATGTCGGCGACCGGGCCAATGCCGACCTCAGCCGGCTCCACGAGCAAAATTTTGGCTACGACCCGTCTTTCTCTGGAGGCGACGTCTCGGTCGCGCCCCGAGCGACCGGCGTGAAGGGGGTTGCGCAGGAAATCCTGAGCGAAGATCCGAGCACCTACGGTCCGTCTTCGGTCACGGCTCCGCGTGACGGCGGCGGTCTGGCGACACATCCAATCATTAATACGGGTGCCGATGCCCTCTTGGGCGCTATGCGCCTTCCATTCCCTGTAAACATGCTTGCGGAAGGCGCGAAGAACCTTGCCGTGTCCTCCGCCGCAAAGCGCGCGGGCACAGCCGCCTCTGCTGCGGAAAGGCTGGAAGCTGCTGGCGCAGACGCTGCCCGCAATTTCTCGCTCACTCCCGGCCAGTATTACGGTGGCGCGGGCCTTACGCTCGGATCGAACATCGCCTCGTCCTTGGGTCGCGATCAGGATCAGCAAGCGCCTGAACAGCCGCCTGCTCCGCGCGTGAACCTTGTACCCGAAGGCCTGCCCTCGGGCGTTCCTGTCCCGCACGAAAAGCTGCAGGCTGAGGCTCGGGCCGCGGACATGGCCCAAAGCCGTGCGCCCGCACAAGCGCAGGCCGATGATGAGTATTCGGACGACTACAGCTATCGGCCGCCGGCGCAGCAGGCGGAGCCCGGCATGCACTATGGCGGCCGCACTGCATACAAGTCGGGCGGAAAGGTGACTTCGGGCATCGAGCCGCTGGTGCAGCGCCTCATGACCGGGTATAAAAAGGCGAAGATGGCGGAGCAGGAAACGACCAAGCCTCTGCTCAACCATCACGACCAGACCATTGTTCGCGCGCTGCGCGTGGCCAAGAAGGCAATTTGAGGTAGATCATGTCCACGACGAACAAGAACCTCAATCAGCCCGCCACCGGCTCCTCGAACTGGGACTCGGCGCTGAACACCAATTTCGGGTACATCGACAGTGCCTTTGGCGGTGTGACCTCGATCTCCGGCCTGACGTCGGGGACGACCACCCTGACCTCCACGCAGTACACCCCGCCGATCCTGAAGCTGGCCGGCACCCTGACTGGCAACGTCACCATCCAGATCCCGAGCGGCATCGGCGGCTACTGGTTCGTCTACAACAACTGCGTGAACACGGGCGGCAACACCTACACCGTCACCCTGACCTCGGGCGGCGGCGGATCGTCTGTCGTGCTGACAGCGGCGTCGTATTCCTCGGTCATCTGCGACGGCACCAACGTCACCTATTCGAGCACGGTGCCCTCGGCGGCCGGCGGCAGCACCACCCAGATCCAGTACAACAACGGCGGCACGCTGTCGGGATCCTCGTCGCTGACGTGGAACGCGCTGTCGTCCACCTTCACGGGCACCATCGCGGCCAGCACGAACACCCTCGTCGTCACCAGCCCCTCGGGCACGATCTACCCCGGCATGACGCTCGGCACGATCACAGGCGGCACCTTCACCTCGCCGACCACCGTGACGATCACGTCTCAGGTCTCGGGCACCACGGGCGGCGCGGGCAGCTACAGCCTCAGCCAGACCAACACCGGCGGTGCAGGCGCGACGGTGACGACGGCCTCGTTTACCGCGCTCACGACCAACTACATCATCGCCTCGCTCACAGGCACCGCCCTGTCGGCGATCAACGTGGCCGGAACGAACAACCCCGTCGGCTACCTGCAGCTCCTCAAGACGACCAGCCCGACCGTCAGCTCGGCGACCAACGGGTATTTCGTCTACACAAGCAGCAACGTCACAATCACGGCCGCGAACTTCAACGTGCAGGACAACTTCCTGATCGTGAACAGCAGCGCCTCGCCGATCTCGATCATTGCCGGCACAGGCACGACCATCCGCTTCGCCGGCTCGTCTGTCACGGGAACCCGCACCTTGGCCGCCTATGGGCAGGCTTCGGTGCTTTGCGTCGATACCGGGATCTTCTCGGTCGGCGGGGCTGGCGTCTCGTAATGACCGGGATGATGGTCGCCTTTCAGGGAGCGAGTAACTTCGCAGGATCGTCGTCGGCGTACACGGTGACCGTGTACTATGCGACGTTCAGCCCGCAGGGCAACCAGCGGTTCAATTCCGGCTATCTGGGCGTCGGCTACGGCAGCATCACCCCCACCACCTACTTCTCGAACTCGCAGGCCGCGCAGTTCACCGTCTCTTCGCTCTACGCTCTTGGGGCGGGCGACGGCTCAAGCGGATCGTGCACCCTTTCTCTGGTCCTCACCGGTTCGGTGGTTCCGAATCAGAACGCATTCACTTATGTCAGTGTCGGTGGTAGCGTGTACAACGCGACAGACGCCACCTACACGGCTGGGTATAACTCATCCTCGTGGGCATGGACTGCAGCATCCAATCCCTTCGGGACCACCGCCAACGCCAACATCTCTGTTGCGATCACTTAAGGGCAGCACGTCAATGGACCCCCAAGTTCAATCCTCTCTCGTTACAGGCATCGTGACTCTGGTTACCGGTGCCATTGGCGGCAACTGGCTTGGCCGGAAGAAGTCCACTGCGGCCTCGACCGAGCGGTGCGACAAGATCTGTGGCCTGATGGTCAACAGCTTCGACAAGCTGCTGACGGCCTTGGACGTGGTCGGCGAGCCGCCGGAGATGAGAACCGCGATTCGTGAGGCACGCGACAGCATCGTGACGGCCAAGAACTATCTCGGCATGCACGGGTCGGAATTGAAGGTCACGGCGGAATGACCCCCTCAAGCGATTGCCTCTGGCTGATCCGCCGCTTTGAAGGCTTCCGGCCCGAGGCCTACCTGTGCCCGGCCGGAAAGTGGACCATCGGCTGGGGCCACACGGGGCACGACGTGTCGCCGGGCCTGACGTGGAAGCAGGACAAGGCCGATGCGGTGATGGCCGCTGACGTCGCTCATAGCTGGGGCGGCATCCAGAAGCTGGTCGGCAAGTGCACACAGGGCCAGTGCGATGCCCTGACCGACTTCGCCTTCAACCTCGGCGTCAACGCGCTGCTCGGCTCGACCCTTCTCGAGAAGCACAAGGCCGGCGACTATGCCGGCGCTGCGGCTGAATTTTCGAAGTGGTGCTATGCCCACGTCAATGGCAAGCTGATCCAGCTACCCGGCCTTGTGAGCCGCCGGGCCGCAGAGGCTGACATCTATAGGAAGGGAACCGAAGCATGATGGAATGGATGCGCGCTCGCTCGCAGGAGCTTTCGACCAAGATCGGGGCGATCATCGCCGCGGCGGCTGGCGCTGCGACTGTGGCGAACAACTTGTCGAGCCCTTGGAATTACGTGGCCTTCGGCGCGGCTATCCTTCTCGCCGTCTTCCCCGAGAAGTGACCGGTGCTTGGCCTCCTGCTTAGCGGGGGCATGAGATTCGTCTCTGGCCTCTTCAAGGAGCCGCTGCTTCTCGCCCTTTTTGCGGTCGCCATCATGTTCTCGCTGGTGGCCGGCTGGGGCGAGATGAACAAGAAAAAGTACCTTCACGCCGAGCAGTCGGTGAAGGCGCTGCAGCAAAGTGTGGACAACCTCAAGCAGGGAATCGCCGAGGTCAATGCGAGGGCCGCGGCGAACAAGGCTGCAGTTGAGGGCAACCAGAAGGCGATCAGTCATGATGAGGAAAGATCTATTCGCGGCAAGCTTGCTGATGCTCTTGAGCGCCTGCGGAACACCCAAGCCAGTCTCGACGCGGCCGGATCCGGCGCTGTGCCCCAAGCTGCCGGAACCCCCGCCAGTGCTGCTGGAGCCGGTGGACAGGCCAAGCTGGATGAAGTCGCCTGCACCTCGGCCGTGATCAAGGCCGAAGGGTGGCAGGACTGGTATGCGAAGATGCGTGCTGCCTCAGGTCCGGCGGGCCAGCAGCCGGCCCAGCAGAATAACCTCGGGGCCAATGTCCTCGGGGGTCTCCCCAGTCAGTAGGCGCTGCTGGAGCTTGCCGAGGGCCTCAGCGGCCGCTGCGGCGTGATCAGTCACTGCGAACTGGAGGTGCTGGAAATCGGCGCGAGGCGGGAGATCGTCCGAGGCGAGAGGCTTGCACGTCATGTCGAGATCTCCGTGCTGGTCCGGCAGGATGTGGAAATTGGCGAGATACTCGTCGATGCAGGGCGCGCAGAAGTTGGCCTTCGGGGTTCCGTGCTCGCATGTCTTTCGCTTCATGCGGAAAATTCCTTCACCTTGCCGATGTGCATGCAGCCGATGGCTACAGGCCCCTTGCTGTAATAGGTGACGGAGTTGTGGCTGCTGTCCTTGTAGACTTCGTTCACAGTGATGAAGTCGGACTCGGCCATGATCTCCATAAGATCTTCGAGCGTATCGGCCTCATGGTCGCCAATAATTTGGTGGACGAGATGGCCACTGAAGCTCGGCATATTCATTGTGAAGAGAAATCGCATACTATAGCTCCGAGGAAAGGGCGAGGCCGTAGCCCCGCCCTCCACTCGTTACTTAGCCGAAGTCGTCTTCATCAGCAACCGGAGCCGAAACCTTGGTGCTCCCGGTCGTGGGAGCGTGCGAGGCCTTGGTCTCGGTGGCCGCTTCGGTAGCGCGCGGCACGTAGGTCAGGTCGCTGGGGCGTGCAGCCCACGAGACCAGCTCAAACACCGGCGAATAGTTGGTGGTCTTGTTGCCACCGCCTTCCGAGGTGATCGGGATGGTGTCCTTGAGCACGAACACCGGCAGCTTGCCGGGGTTGGCGGCGGCACCAGACACGTAGGCGTCGTGCGCGGCGTCGATGCCGCGGAGGAAGGCCTTGGCCGTCGAAGCCAGCTCGCGGACGTCACCGCCGCATTCCTTGGTCAGCTTCACCAGAACGCGCGCACCCGGCTTGTGGCCCGGAGTCGGAGGGCTGGTCACCTTCGACTTGCTGTCGATGTGGGCCAGAGCGAAGCTCGGCGCACCACCGGTGTTGAAGTCGATGAAGCCGGTCTCGAGGTTCTCGAAGTCGAAGACCGCCTTGAACGAACGGGTGATGTCGATCTGCTCGTTCTCGCCGTTCACGCGGTCGCGGCGGAACATGCGGCCAGCCTTCGCATCGTACTTGACGATGGGGATGATGTCGCCGCTCGAGGCCGCTTCGTAGTTGATGCCAATAGCCATTTACGTCTTCCTTTTTCGCAGCGATCTAGCCCGCCGCTTGCTTCTCCGCACGTCGCGGAAACTGGTTACATGCCCCAGATCTCGAACACCTCGTGGCGGGTGACTGGGTCATCGAAATAGAAGCTGTCAACGTCAGGGATCACGAGAGCGGCAAGCTCGAGCGGATCTTCGCTGATGGACAGGAATTTCTGGATCGTCAGGGCGACACGCTCAAGAGACTTGAGGTGCTGGTCGTAATTCTCGAGCTCATACGTCGCCACCTTCGAGGGCGTGGTGTAGGAGATGCGGGCCGACAGGTTGTTGCCCCGCACGGCCTTGTAGAGCGACACCTGACGGGCATGCGGCACACTGATCTTGCTGGGCAGCCGGTGCGTCGTCTTGAGGTCGATCAGGATGCCCTTGTGCTCCCACTCGAAGTCGTAATAGCCGATGATCGGCACGGCCAAGCCTTCGACCGTGTGCGAGACGTGGCCCTGCAGCGACGACGGGATGCCGTAGGGGCGCAGCTCCTGCAGGCCGGTCTTCACGAAGCCGGGAATCGCGTCCCGCTCCTTCTCGACGCGGGGATCGGTGCTCAGCGCAGTCAGCGTGTTGTACTGCTCACGCGCGGCCGCAACGCACTCCTCGAGCGATGCTTTCGGGTTCACGAGGCCGTGGGCAATGCCTGTTTCCGAGGCTGTCCCGCGGTGCGCCGCCGGCCCGACGGGGTTGTTCCGCTTCATGCACTTCTGCAGGATGAAGGCCGCGGGGGAGTTGACGAAGGTGTTGCAGGATGACGGGGAAAGGTGCTGCATCCCGTACTTTTCGAAGGGGCTCATATCTGTCCTTGCGTATCTCGTGCCCGAGAAATCGGGCAAAAGGGGTCTGCTGTCAAGCGATGGTCTGAAAATTATTTCCTTCGCATGACTTGCACTGACTATCGTTTTACGCCATGAAGCGGCAGGCCCAAGCGCGCCGCTATCGAAAGGAAAGAGATGATCAAGATCGTTCGACAGGCCTCCGCGCCGCTGAACAAAAAGACAAAAAGCTACCCACTACACGAGCTTCAGGTCGGCGATGGCCTCGACCTGCCCGACGACATGGGGAACTACGGAAACGGCCGCTCGCGCCGCGAGGTGTCCGTGCGTAACTCTGTGGGTTTCTTCCGCAAGCGCAACCCCGATCATCGGTTCGAGATCGGCTGGCACCCGAGGAAGGAAAACGTGATTCGCGTTGTCCGCATCGCATAGGGGAGGGATCGATGAAGTTGACGGAAAGCCAGAAGCGGTGGATCCGCCTGACGAAGAAGATTGAACGACTCGAGCGTCTGGTCGTCTTGACCAAGGCCGAGAGAGCGCAGATCAAAAGCCCGGTGATGGAAGACCTGAAGTGCTGGGGGCTGCGCGACGAAGCGATTACCAACCGGCTGAAGGCCGCATAACGAAGAGGAGATAGACGTGAAGGATAATTACGCATTCCCCGCGGGGCCTCGTCCCGGCATGGAGCTGCGCGACTGGTTCGCCGGCCTCGCAATGCAGGCGCTGGTGACGCGCTATGGCTCCGACCTGTCCATGCAATTGGGTGCCGTTTCGGCATACACCGTCTCGGACGCATTGCTTCAGGTCCGCGACATGACCGAAGAACAGCGCGACGAATTCCTCCGCGAAGACTGAAGATAGAAGGGATAACATCTGATGACCTATGAAATTGCACAAGACCGCCTGCGCCTGCTGATCGAGCGCATCGAGAACCTGAACGAGGACAAGAAAAACATCTCGGACGACATCAAGGACGTGTTCCTCGAGGCAAAGGCTGGCGGCTTCGACGTCAAGGCGATGCGCGAGATCATCAAGCTGCGCAAAAAGAACAAGGACGAGCGTGACGCCGAAGAGGCTATGGTCGAACTGTACAAGGGGGCTCTGGGGCTGTGAGGGACGTTCTCGCAATCATCGGCATCGCCATCGCCGCCTTCTGCGGCGTGGTCCTGCTGGCCTTCGGCCTCAACTACGTCTCCCTGACAGCTCAAGGCTTCTTTGCGCCGCGCTACACGGCCATTGACGCCAAGGTCTTCAAGGAGAGCGTCCAGTACAACGAGGGCATGGTCCGCGACCTGTCCGAGCTGGAGCGCCAGTACAAGCAGGCCGACGCCGACGGGAAGGCCGCGCTGCGGCCGATCATCCGCCACCGCTTCGAGGTGTATGACGAAGGCCGCCTGCCGGCCGATCTCGCCGCCTTCTACGACAGCATCAAGTAAGGGTCAGATCATGAAGAGAATGATTATCGCGTTGCCCCTGCTCGCCCTCGCGGCGTGCGTTGACCGGACGCCGCAGTCCTCGGATCAACTGGCCAACCAGCAGCAGGAACGGCTGTCGAAGCAGTCGGTCCAGTCTGTCGGCCTGCCGGCCATTACCAACTTTCAGGAGAAGCGTATCCTGAAGGACATCCTCGAGCTGCGCGACACGCCGAACCTCGTCACCTACACGTACCTCACCGACCTCAATGGGCGGCTGCACAAGGTCTGCGATAGCATCGGCTACGGGGTGCCCTATGCCACCCAGTACACCAGCCCGCAGAAGCTGGTGTGGAGCAACGGTCAGGACAATGGCCACATCCCGATGCCGCAGGCCGACCCCAATGGCCTGTTCAGCCCCGCTGCGGCCGATGGCACTTGGGTGCTGTGCCGGGTGCCGGGCAAGGATGACGTGAAGCCGGTTTACATCGAGCCGCGGATCATCACGTCGCCCTTCCCTCTGTCCTCTTAACTGGATACCATCCCGTCATGATCATCATGGGAATCGACCCCGGCCTCAGCGGCGCTATCGCAACCTACGACACGGAAACCGGAGACCTTATGGTCGAGGACATGCCGACGGTCGAGATTGTCCGCAACGGGAAGAGTAAGCGCGAGATCAGCGCCCAGCTCCTTTCGGAGGCCATTGCCGCGGCATACGCCAATCAGGCGTTCCTCGAGCGAGTGGGGGCGATGCCCGGTCAGGGCGTTTCGAGCACGTTCTCTTTCGGCCGATCTGTCGGCATGATCGAGGGCGTGCTCGCCACGCTCGACATCCCCACCACCATCGTCCCGCCCACGACGTGGCAGCGCAAGGTCAACGTGCGCGGGGGCAAGGATGGAGCGCGGGAGAGGGCCATGCAGCTCTTTCCCAAGCAGGCAAAGCTTTTCAGCCGGAAGAAGGATGACGGTCGGGCCGACGCTGCCCTGATCGCGTACTACGGCGCACACATCTAAAAATGGGGCTGGCTGTCTGTGAACATGCCAGCCCCAGAGTCGTCGCACATGGAGGTGTAGCGCACCTCTCTCTGCCATAAGAAACCGCATATTTGCAAGAGAGATGAAGCATGCGAGATTTTGACGAGGAGTTTGCTGGCCCTTCGGAATACGCACACATGTATCGGAGCATTGGCTGGCAAGTAGTTCCCTCGCTGCACCCGTCCGAGAACCAAGCTTGGAAGCGTCCGTGCGTGAAGTGGAAAGAATATCAGGACAAGCTGATCTCCGACGAGCTGTTCAATGACTGGTACGGCGACAACGGAGAGTTCCTTCACCGCCTGAACCTCGGCCTGATGACTGGCGAGTGCTCTGGCAACATTATGTGCGTCGATCTGGATATTCAAAAGCTGCCGCAAGCTCTGGAATGGTGGCAGGATATTCTGGACGATTACAACTCGAGCATGCCGCTGGCCGCGCCGACACAGCGCACGGGCGGCGGTGGCCTGCAGATCTTCGTCCGCGCGCCCGAGGGCTATGTCATCCCGACGGGCAAGACGTCCATTGGTGTCGATATTCGCGGCCACGGCGGCTTCGCCGTGCTGCCCCCGTCGATGCACGAGAGCGGCAAAAACTACTCGTGGATGCCCGGCTGCGAGCCGTGGAAGATCGAGATCCCCGACGCCGCTGAGTGGCTGCTCGAGGCGGTCGAGGACGTGCTGGAGAAGTACGGCGGGGCAACCCGCGTCGATGGCCCGCGGCAGCATACGGACAGCCCCGACGTCGCCCTCGACAACTTCGGCGCCATCATCGATGGGCGCGAAGACTACATGGCCAAGCTGATCTGGGCAAAGGTGGTTGATCACAGGCGCGACTACGTCTCGATGACCGACGAGATCTCGAAGCGGCTGATGCTCGAGGCCTTCAACCAATACGCCATCAGCGTAAAGAGCCGCCTGCGCGAGGCCGGGATCTCGAACGCCGACCTGCTCGAGCGAGAAGGCCGCGGGATCACCGAGTTCGCCAAGAAGTGGCAGATCGCGATGAGCAAGTGGTTCACCGACGTGGCCGAAGCTGCAGCGGTGCCGAAGAAGCGCGATGCGCCTGCGCCGGCCGAGAAGGTCTACGAGGTGACCGAGGACGAGGACGGGATCCAGAGGCCGGTCTTCGAGCCCTTCCCGATGATGTCGATCCCGATGATCAAGGTCATGCCTGACCCGAAGTGGCTGATCGAGGGCGTCGTGATCGAGAACGCCTTCGGCATAATCTACGGTGCGCCGGGCTGCGGGAAGACGTTCATCTCGCTCTCGATGGCGCTGTCGATTGCGGCCGGGCTGGCGCAGTGGTGGGGGCACAAGATCAACAAGCACGGGCCGGTGATCTACATTTCGTCGGAAGGCGTCAGCGATCTCAAGTTCCGCATCGCGGCTTGGGAAGTCGCCACCGGCATCAATGTGGACAGCATCCCGTTCTACCTGATCCACGTCCCCATCAACTTCATGAGCCCGGACGAGATCGAGCGGCTGTCGATGACCATCCAGTATTCGAACATGATGATGGGCGAGATGCCTGTGGCCATGTTCGTGGACACGGTCAGCCGTGCCCTGCCCGGTGCGGATGAGAACCTGCAGAAGGACATGACGCTGTTCGTGCGTGCGTGCGACCAGCTCAAGGTTGAGTTCGGCTGCACGATGTTCGGTATCCACCACACCAACAAGCAGCAGGGCATGCGCGGATCGAGCGTGCTCGATGGTGCGGCCGACTTCATTTACGAGATCCGGCGCGAGGAAGGCGTCACGATTGGCGAAATGAAGGCCAAGAAGATCAAGGCGGCTGCTGACGGGTGGTCGAAGGCCTTCAAGCTCACAGAGGTGCTGTGCGGGGACGTGGCGGGCCACACGAGCCTGTTCGCCGAGCCTGCGGCCAAGGAAGACCTGCATGTGGTGCAGGAGCTGCCGAGCAAGTTCACCTGTCAGGAGATCCTGAACACGATGGAGCGGGCTTGGAACGACAAGAAGCCGTGGTCCACCCAGCCGAACACGCGCAGGGATGGCCGCTACGCCCCGATGCTGATGACCCGCTGGGAGATGAGCGAAGAGGTGGCCGAGGGGTTGATCAATAGCTGGCTCCTGAACGGTATCGTCGAGGTCGATATGTGCGACAGGCAGAACAAGATTAAGGGGCTGAAGGTGATCACCGGCCTCTATTACTGAACGCTGGCGAACACCCGCGGTCACCTATGGACAGCCACAACACTCACACAACACAGTTGACACAACTTTCGCGTTATGATTTAAGAATGCCCGCCCCATAGGGCTAGTTTAGAAAGGAATCATATGACCATCGCGATCATCAAGAACGCCGGACCTGTCCCTGCTCGTGTCCAGAGCAATGCCCGTTACAACAACGCCTATCCCTTCGACAAGCTCGAGGTGGGCGATGCCTTTGACGTTGAAGGTCAGGGTGAGGTTGACTCGAGCGGGCGCTATGCGAGCTGGAAGTCGGTTTCGGCCTGCGCGTCGGCGAAGGGCAAGAAGACTGGCAAGAAGTTCGTTTGCCGTCGCGTGAGCGAAAAGCACGTCCGCATCTATCGCGTTTCCTGACTGCTGGCGGCGGTTGTCACGTTGGCGACCGCCGCCAACCACCCACAATGGAGGATCGAGCTGTGATCAAGTACCCCGAAGAGATACTCTACAGCCGCGTGAAGGAGCTCGAACGGGCCCTGTCGTTCTACGCGAATGAGGACAACTGGCTGTGCGCCTCGACCGGCTTCGCAGCGCAGTACGACCCCGAGCCGCCGGCTGTGCAGCGCGACCGTGGCCTGATCGCCCGTCGCGCGCTGGGCGTTGCTGAATAGCGGGAGGCGGCCGTGGCGAATGATGACCCCAACAAGCCCACGCTGCAGGAGATCGCCAACATGCCGATCTCGCAGTCTGTCGTGGCCATGCGCTGCTGGTATGACTCCGACTGGGGCAAGCCGCAGCCGGAGAACATGAGGCGGTTCCGCGTCAAGTTCGACTACAGCTACACCGTCGAGGCCAGCTTCGATGAGGTAGTGGAGGCGGAGGACGCCAAGTCCGCTGAGGACATCGCGGAGGAGGAGATCGTTGATGATTATGGCCACGATGTCGAGATCGGCATCATGAGCGTTGAGGAGGTAGATTAATGACCCACAGCATCCAACCCCTCGTGTTCAGCGCCCTGATCGTGCTGGGGTGCGTCATCACCGTGCTGGTATGCCTTGAGGACGATCCGCGCACGCCGCGCACCACCAAGCTGCTGACCCTGCTGACTGTCGCCTTCACGCTGCTGATCCCGGTGGCCGTTATCTGCTGGGGGCTGGGGCTGTGATCCTGTTTCCCGTCACCGCCGCCGTTCGCAGCAACGCGAACAACAAGTTGAAACCTGCCAATTCGGTCGGGATATTCGATAGCTATGGCTACACGGTATCGTTCGGGCGGGGGCCGATAGACCTGCCCGGCGACAGCCTCGACCTTGGCCTCAAGATCGCGTCAATGATCAACGCCGCTTACGAATACGGGAAGGCTGACGCGCAGGCGAAACTTCGGGAAGCCCTTGGAATTGAGGAGGACCAAGCATGACCAGCACCACACAGGCCGATGTGGCCGAACTGATTGAGCATCTAAGGCATCCGTACCCAGAAATAGCGGGGATGGTGGCAGACAAAGCCGCCGACACGCTCGCAGCCCTGTCCGCCCGTCTGGCCGAGGTGGAGGCGGAGAACGTGCGGCTACAAAAGGAAAACGGCATACGCCAAAGGCGCATCGAGCGGCTGGAAAAGCTGCACCGTGACATCATAGCCTACCAAGCAGGAAAGGCAGAGCAGTGAGCGATATGGACAACATCCGCACCAACTTCTGCGTTGGGTGCAAGGAGGCCGCCGACCGCGTCAAGCAACTGGAGGCGGAGAACGCGCGGCTGCGGGAGGCGTTGCGGGCTATTATCTATCTTGACCATCACAACATGGGCGCATCGTCCACATGGGCAAATGTCGCCCGCGCCGCCCTCGCGGGAAAGGCAGACCAATGATCCCGCCCGCGCTGCGCCACTGGCTGTGGGTGAACTTCGGGATCGACGTTTACGAGTGGCGGGATGATGAGATCAGATTTTAGAAGGAGCAAAGCAATGTTTTTTCAATACAACCAGAACAACTCGGGCGGCGGCTTCATCGTCAATGACCGCGTGGCCCACAACGTCTTCATCGAGGCCGACAGCCCCAAGGATGCTGACGAGAGGGCGCAGGAAATCGGCATCTACTTCGACGATGACTACGAGGTTGACTGCGAGTGCTGCGGCACCCGCTGGAGCCGCGCTTGGGAGGACGGCATGGAGACGCCCATGATCTACGGCACGCCCATCGAGGACTACAAGGAGCATTGGGCCGAGCCCGGCAAGCCCTACGCCTGCGTCTACTACAAGGACGGCGGGCAGGTCAGCTACAGCCGCACGGGGGACGCGTAATGAGCGACGAAACGATGCCCGAGTGGGTGCTGATCGAGGCCGGGAAGCGGAGTGGATGGGCTGATAAAAGCCCGCACACCTTGCTCCAATTGTACCGCTCGTGCGCCCACAGCGCGTACCGCGCCCTCTGTGACATGATCCTGAAGCACGAGCAGCCGCCTGTGGACCCCAAGCTGCTGCTCGTGCGCGAGGCCTGTGCGCAGATTTTCGAGGAGAGCGGTATGGAGGACGCGAATAACTTCCGAACAGGCGACTGGGATGATTTCCACTCTATACGGGCCGCCCTTCTCGCCATCGACCTGTGGGAGAAGCGGCAATGACGAGCAACCACTGGCTGCTCGCCGTCATCGTGGCCGTGCTGTGCGCGGCAGGCTGGCTGGCCACGACCAAGCCGAACGTCCTCCCGCCGCAGGAGCGGGAAGATCCAGAGGAGTGGTGGTGGTGAGCGACGAACCATATGACACCGTCGAGGGCCTGAGCGAGCAGGAGGCTGAGTTCACTTGGCAGAGCAGCACGTTGTCCTTCATGGCCGACTGCGGCACTGGCCTGCTGGCTGAGGGCCGCAAGCAGGAGCGTGAGCGCATCGCGGACTGGCTGCGCAAGAACAATGCGGAAATCTGCGACCAGTCGCCCACGACCATCGCCGCCGCAATCATTGACGAGGAGCACTGGCAATGAGCGACAGCCGGGCCGAGATCGCGCGCCTCGAGGAGTGGGTGGGCGAGCTGTATTGGAAACTGATGCGGATGACCGACCGCTGGCAGGAGCAGCGTGCGCGCATCGAGAGCATCCGGCAGGAGACCGAGGCCGAGATCGCCGCATGGCTGCGGAAGCACGGTTACACGCAGATCGCCAAGAAGATCGAGGATGGGGAGCATCTGAAATGAGCATCGCAATCGTAATCGCCGTCTATGCGACAGTGGCGCTGGCCACAGCCTATGTGGCAGGCAGGCTTGATGTTGACGAGCTGGCCCTTGCGCCCCTGAGCCTCTTGTGGCCGATCCTCTTGCCGATTGTGGGCATCTTGACGCTGCTCACCGCCATCTACGACTTGGGGAGGAAGGGCAAATGAACGTCTGGGTGATCCAGTGGTCCTACAAGGAGGGGACGGGCGCGGACATCATCGAGCCGGCCTTTGTCAGCGAGGACAAGGCGCGGTGGCTGGTCGCGCTGCTGCACAAGATGTGTCCGGACAAGAGGTTCGAGCTGCACAATCTCAAGGTCAGGGGGTAGGCGTGGAAAAGGATCTCGTCGAGAAGCTGATGGACTGCGCCACCTTCGGGGCGGAAGGCGCAGAGCACCTCTGCTTCGATGCCGCGATGCGCATCTTGTCCCTTGAGAAGGCGCTGAGGAAGATCGTGCTGGTCGATGCAGACGTCCTGTGCCCCGCAAGCGACATGTGCGACATCGCGCTCGAGGCGCTGGGCTGGGAGGTCATCGATGAAGATCGATAAGCAGATCATATCGGCCTTAGAGGCCTCAGGACGCCCGTGGGAGCTCGTGGAGGGCTCTCGGCACGTCAAGGTGAGGGTGGATGGCCATCTCGTCGCGATCCTGCCCCTGACGCCAAATGAGGCGAATCGGCGGGCGGTCAAAAACTGCTTGTCCCAGATCAAGCGCGCGAGCAGGGGGATATACCCCGCAACCCGCACACCGGAAAAGGCATGACCGAGGACAAAAACGAATTTATCGCCACCGTGGCTGCGTCTGCAGCAGTCGCGGCGCGGCTCGAGGAGCGGGAGCGAATCGCCCGCTGGTTCAGGAAGCACGGCCGTGAGCAGACGGCGCGGCAGATCGAGGCTGGGGAGCACCTCAATTGAGCGAAGAGGTTATGAAGGAAGCGCGCCGGCTATGCCTTGCCAGCAAGGTCTGGGGGCGGCCGTGCGCGGTGGCTATCGAAACAGGCCAGTGGGATCAGGGCAGCGTCGTCCAGTCGTTCGTCCCGCGGGCGCAGGCGAACCTGAAAAACCGCCCAACTGGTCAATAGATTGTACCAATTGGGTGCTTATGGTACATCTGGCGAAAGAACGGAGATACAAATGGCACGTCCCCGGTACGAAACGCAGGCCGATCTCGACGCGGAATTGATCATCGCGGAAAGGATCGGGAAGCACCTGAAGTCCGAATACATCAAGCTGCCCCAGAACAGCCGCGCCGACTTTCTGTTCCACACCGAGGGCAAGCCCAAGGCCATCGTCGAGATCAAGAAGCGTTCGAACACCCGCAACAAGTACGAGACGTACATGCTGGGGCGGGGCAAGTACGACGCGCTGCTTGATTGGAGCAAGAAGGGCTTCAACACCGCGCTGTTCGTGCAGTGGACGGACGATCTGGCCTACGTGAAGATCCCCGCGACCTTCACCGAAGGCGTGGGTGGACGATACGACAGGGGCGACCCCCTCGACCGCGAGAGCGTGGTGCTGATCGGCACAACCCTCTTCAAGTCGATCACGGAATGAAGTGAGAGAAGGCAGGAGACGCGCATGAGCATTCTGGACACCATCTTCCCCAATAAGAAGCTGGCCGAGCTTCAAGAGTCCGTCAGGAACCTCTTGCAGCACGTCATCGACAAGGATCGGGAGATCCGAAAGCTCAAGGACGACCTGAGGAACAGCCGGCTGGAGAACAGCAAGCTGTCGATCCGCGTGCGCATGCAGAAGGACCAGATTGTCGAGCTCGACAACAAGGTCCGCAACGCCCTCTTCCGAGACGAGAAGACAGGGCGGATCACCAAGGCTCCGAAGGAGTAGGAGCCCGCAGTCCCCATCCTCGATCTGGCAGCGACAGCCGCAGCCTACTGGCTGGCAGGCAAGGCCCTGACGTACCTTCCGGAGAGGTGGTGGTGGACGCCGCTGGCCATGATCAGCTTCGCGGCCATCCTGCTGCACGGGGCAAAAGTGGTCACGGAAGTCTCACGGAAGCTCACGGAAGTAAGCGTGCTTACTATCTCTAAGTGATTGAAATCATTGCACGGAAGTCGTTACGGAAGTCTCACGGAAGCTGCGGAAGCGACTTCCGTACTCATTGAAAAGAAAAGAAAAAACCACGGAAGTCGAAAACGGAAGGGGGCCACCTTATTTTATAAGGTGCGTACTGAGGTACGCGCACCTATAAGGGATATGGAGTTGAGCGCGCCGGGCGCGGAAGCGTGATCTCGCCCCTTGACGGGGCTCGTCCCGCACGGGGGCTTCGCCCCCTTTCCGCTGGCGCAGGCGATATGTGATGGAGGTTGTATGGCTGAAGGAAGGAATGGCCGTGTGGACGGTCGTGTGGATGATCGTGCTGGTGGTCGTCGTGCCGGTGGGCGCAATGGCCGGAAGGGGGGCGCGGACGCAATGGCCGGTAAGCTGTCGCGCATGATCGGAGGCAGGGCCTACATGCGGCACGATGGTGAGGTCGATGTGGCAAAGAAGGATCGGTGGGTGCTGGTGCACGTACCCGAGTGGTCGAGGGATGGCTGGAAGAGCTACAAGCTGTTTCTGGATGATGCGAAGGCGCGGAAGAAGGTCTGGCACCTCGCGCACAAGGATGGCCGGATCACCGGCGGCGCGTTCATTACCAATCTGATGGAGAACCACCCCGACGCCCTGCAGTGGGCAACGTGGGCGATTAAGGAGTGCAACTGATGGCCAAGTCGTTTCAGCGCAAGCGCAACCCGAACATTGTCCTCCCCCCGTCGAGGCCGGGCTCGGCTCCGTGGCAGACGTCCTACGGGTTGTACATTGCCGGCAGCGAGGCCATCGATGACATGAAGGTGGTGATCCGGGCGATGGAGGATAAGTGGGGCGTCGGTGCGCTCCGGATGAAGGTCGGGGCTGAGCTGCGCGAGAAATTCGACCGGCAGCGGTACCTGACCAATCAGGCCATCTGGGCTGGGGATCTTGAGGAGCTGCGCACACAGACCAAGCGGATGATCAGCGCCTACCGCGCGCTCGACAAGGCCGCTGAGGCTGCAGGCGAGAGCAGGAAGCCGGTCGAGCAGTGGGAGGCTGTGCTGGACTTCGGGGCTGTGCTGGTGGTGGTGAAGCACCCCGATGATGTGGTCAAGGTGGCTGCGGATGGCCGGAAGAAGGTGGTCTGGTCGCTCGATGAGGTTGCGGCTCTGGTCGATCAGCAGACGGCGACAATGTACGCCAAGCTGGCCTTCCCCGGAGCCACGGTGATCAAGACGGATAGCCAGATCGACGACCCCCTGAACAACCTCAAGACGTCGGACACCGACCTCGATCAGGACATCTCGGACATCGCGGTGGTGGACGACTGTCCGTTCTAGGGGATCTCGCGGTGGACGTGCTCGACGAACCACTCGAGCGGGATCAGGCCTTGGTCGAAGGCCTTGAGGAGAAGGGCAGGGGCGCCCTTTACGCCCCTGACCCCCCAGTACGTGCCCTGCCGCTCCCCGCAGTCGCAAATCCAAGCCGCATCGATCACACGGAAGGAGTGGCGTTCGATGAGAGCCTTGAATTGCTTTGCGGTGAGCGTGACAGGGCGAGTGCCGCGCCGGCGAACCTTCCTCACCACCTTGGTTGAAGTGCTGCGGCGCATTGTGTCCTCCTTAGGCGGCGATGATGCCGCGGTTCACAAGATCTCGAGCTGCCCGGCCAAACCAGCCCTGCAGCTCATAGGCAAGGCCGGTATCGTGCAGATGCTGCCACGCAGCGATCTGGGTTGCTTCGTCAGCTTCCTCGACGCCCTCAGCGATCATCACGGCGGTGAAATTGTCCATCAGAACTCTCCCAGTTCGATTACGTCATAGGTGTGGGGCTTGTCGTTTGGGCCTTGCGCAACCTGAATAGCGCACGTCGAGCAATTGACGATCACCATTCCGTTGTCCTGCCACTGGGCCTCTGCCAGCGTGCATTGATCCGGCGGAAGGATGCCGACAGACAGGCCGCCGGGCACCTTCTGGCAGCAAAAGCCGACGAAGCGGGCGCTGGCGCAGGAGGCGTCACCCCTGCGCATGGTAGGCGCTGCCTCCTTGAGCCAGTCCAGAACTGCGTAGCCGTGCCAGTGGAGGTAGACGCCGCAAGCAGTGCCACGGGCGTCGTCGAAGCGGACGATAACGCGGTCTCTCATGATCACGCCTCCGCATCGCTGGAGGGGATCTCCACAAGCTCTACGGCGGGGACGGAGGGCTTGTCGCTGATGACTGCCTTCACGGCCTCGATCTCGGCCACGGTGGTGTCGAAGACCTTGTGGTAGCAGCGCGCGTTGTCTGCCCGACGCTCGGCGTCGTAGTCGTACTCGACGCGCTGCCCGAGGCAGAGCAGCTCGACAAGGCGCGAGGCCTTCTCGATGGTGTCGAAGGCGTAGCGGTTGTAGCCGACGTTCACGATGTACTGGGTCGAGGGGAAGGGGTGCTTGCTCATGTCTGTATCTCCTAAGCTTTGACGATAATGAGGCGGTTGGAAAGAAGGGCGACGGTCAGGTTGATAGCGTTTTGGCGGGTGATGCCGATGTCGAGCAGCGGCTGGATGCGGGTCTCGATCTCGTCGGCGATGGCAAAGCCCATCGCCTTGAGTTCTGCGGGTGACTTCTTGCTCATCAAAACGCTCCCATTGCTAAGTCTTCAGTCATTGAGACCAGACCGTCGAAATCTTCATTGGGTCCGAGAACATCGATCAGCGTCAGAACCATCTCAAGATCGACGCCCGCGTTCTCAGCAAGGTCGGTTAAGTATTCGTAACGACTTTCGGCACCTTCTTCCTGATAGCGTTCCAAGGGGATCGTGCGTTCGCGATTGATGCGCTCGATGCTCTTATTGCTCACGTCAGTTGCTCCCGGTTGTGAGGTTGAGGGCGGCGCGACACTGGTCGCAGGGGGCGCGCTTTTCGCTGTAGCAGAAGGCGTAGAGCTTGCCGCTGCGCTCGATGCAGGCTGCCCGCAGGGCTGGGGTCCACTCGCTGGTGGTGGTCACGTCAGGATCTCCTCAGCGAGCGGTCTTGCGAGCCGCGATGCGGACGGTGGTGTAGCCGGCGACGGTCTTCTGGTTCTTGCTGAACCAGCGGCCATCGACGCCCAGCTCACGCAGCTTGGCTTCGGCAGCCTTGGGGTCGAGCGTGTCGCGGGCCGCGACAGTGACGACAGCGGCGCGGAACCACTCGCCGTCGAACTCGGTGCTGCCGGTGCTGGCAGCCTCGGCCTTGATCTGAGCGGTCAGCTCCTTCTCGAGAGCGGTCAGGTCGGCGATCTGCGCCTTGATCTCGCCGAGGCGGTCGATGATCGAGGCGGGCTTGATGGTCGGGGCGAACTTGGTAGCCATAGCGTCATCTCCAGATAAGGGGCGGGGCTGAGCCACCGCCCGAGTTCAATGTAAGTGCGTTCAGACAGATTTCAATACCAGCTCATGCAAAAATTTCGTTCACCGTCTCAGCGCCCTCCTTGAAGTAGACGTTGACGTAGCTGTGGTCGCTCTCGATCCGGACGATTTTGCCCCAGCGGTCGCTGCGGCTGATCTCCTTGGCGTACTCGCAGGCGTCAGCGTGCCAGCGGAACTTGGCGATCTCGAGCCACTGGGCGGGGTCGATGTTGTCTTCGATGCAAACGGTGTGAAACATGGCTCAAGCCTCCCCATCGATGCGCGCAAGGACGGCTTGGGCCTCAAGGACATCCTGCCAGTCGCCGGTTGCGTAATTGTCTTCGGTCAGCGACCACACGGCATCGAGCAGGCCAAGCATCTTGCGCAGCGACCCTAGCGTGGCGTGGGCCTCGTCGCGCACACGGCGGTCAGCCCTGCGCTTGGCATCGCGCTCCGCGCGCTCCTCAGCCTTGCGCGCAGCCTCCTGCTCCTCGAACCCGATGCCGTGCTTGGCAAGGTGGTGTTCGTACCGCTTGATGTAGCGGGCAGCCTGCAGGCGGGCAGCGCGGATCGAGTCGTAGCCGCGGGTGTTGTACGCGACTGCGCCGGTATCGATGCGTATGATCTCGCCGACGTAGTAGTCGTAGGCGCGAAGGTTGGACAGCGATATGCCCTCGGCCTCGCGCACCTTGACGATGTAGTTGGCTCCGTCGGTGCGGATGGGGGTGCTGGTCACGGTGGTCATGGCGCTCACTCCGGTTGGAAGGGGGTGGCGGGGCCGAAGCCCCGCCGAGGCTGGTCAGAAGTTGTAGTCGTGGAAGGCGCGGCGACCAGCGTAGGCGTCGCCGCCCTGCTCGAAGGTCTTGGTGCCCGAACGCTTCCACTTGCGGCGCTCGTTGCCATCCTCGTCGGTCCAGCGGCGCAGGCTGATCTTGATCACATGCCCGCAGGAGTTGCGCGTGTACTCGTAACGCTGGATCTCGGGGTTGACGCAGTTGGCGCAGAAACCGCCGGCTTCGAAGATCAGCTCGTCGCCGTTGACCAGCTTGGCGTGGTCGCCGCGCAGCGTGATCGTGGTCGGGGTCTTGGCTATGATGGTGTAGGCTTCGATGTCGGACCACACCGAGACGCTGACGCCGTCGCCGATGTCGAGGGCGCTGATGGCGTCGGCTGCGGCGTTGATCTCGGCGGTGCGCTCAGCGATCCACGGGCGGGCGAAGGTGGTGATGGCGTTCATGGTCATGTCTCCGGTCAGGTCAGGGTCGATGGTCAGGCGTGGATCAGACGAAGTCTTCGAGCAGCAGGCAGGCTTCGCGCGCAGCCAGCCAGCACTTGTCGTCGATCAGCTTCTGGATCTGGCGGAACTGCTCGTACTCGGCGGTGCCAGCCTGCAGCTTGCGCTCACGGAGCTCGTCGTACAGGCGGTCGGAGAGAGCCGACGTCAGGGCGCGGATGCAGAAGAGGGCTTCGCGGACGTCGCGCAGGGTTTCGAACTTGGCGTTGTTGGCGTTCTCGTAGGTGAAGGTCGCTTCGGTCATGGTAGGCTCCTGTGCGCTGGGCGTTCCTCGCCCGGTGGCAAATCTATCTCATACCTCGACCCCGAAGTCAAACGATTCATGCAGCTCAGCACGCATTCATTGCGCTCGCCTGTCTGAAAGCTGCATGAGCGGAAGGGCTGTCGGTTGGTGGCCGCCCACTCAACATCAGCCTTAGATAGCCTTTTCTCGCCCCGGAAACGCGCCCTACAGCGCGAAGATCGATTGCCGTGGGGCTATGCTGCGGACGGCAGGCCGACGCGCTGTACGGGCCTCTGAGCCGCCCTGCCGCCGCGCCCTCCGCGCCTGCGTCCTCGAGCCTGACAGCCTGCGGCAGGCTGGCTCGAGGGCGCAGCTCCCCCAGCCGCCGCGCCCTCTGCGCCTGCGTCCTCGAGCCTGACAGCCTGCGGCAGGCTGGCTCGAGGACGCAGCTCCCCCAGCCACCGCGCCGACGCGCCCGTCAGCCGCAGGCTGTCAGGCTCGACGGCGCGGCTGCCTCGTCAAGTATTGACGAGCG